CTTAAACGACCAAATGCATCAGTTTGAGTAGATGGTAAAGTGGTTGATACGACTGCTGTTGTAGAAATTCCAAGTGTTCCTGTGACTGGAAATGGATTAGAAGAACTTACCTGTACTCCATCTTTTGTCGCAACATTATAAACTTCAAATAAAGATCTTTCTTGATCCAGATAATCTTGTGTATTCTTATTCCAAATAGCCATAAATTAAACCCAATCTAATTTTGATGGATGATACCTACTAACTTTATTTACGTTTTCTACTTTTTGAGATGCTGGATAGATATTATGTATAATTGCCCCAGGATATTCACGTTGAAGATGTTCTGCAAGTTTTCCTTTTGAAGGAATTCCAGTTTCTGAAATCATTTCAATTCTGTAAATACTCCCTTGCCATACAAAATCCACAGAAAATTCTTCTCCCACTTGTTGTAAGGAAGATTGTGATCCAATATTCAAGGTTCCATTAAAGTCTCCTGATATGTTAATACTTTCAGAAAGAAATTGATTAAAATTTTTCATACTAGCAATTCCATTTTCTCAATGATAATGCTTTTCTTGTTGGACGACCTTTTTCATCTTTCATAGGACCCGGCATTCCAGACATTCTGGCACAAAATGATTTTCTCCTTTTGGCCGATTTAGAACCTGGCTTTAATTTTGATGGTGGAGTTGTTACAGCTAAAGATAATTTTGAACCTGGGTTCTCTTTCCGATAAGATTCAATCCCCTTTCGATTCAATCCCCCTTCAGGATTTTTACCTTCCTTTCTTTGCCAAGCCGGAGAAGATTCTCCTATCACACCAATATTTATCAAATAATTTTTAGATCTTTTTTTTCTTTCTGTTTGCAATTCAAGATTTTCAATATCATCGGATTCTACAATATCACTTTGTAAATCGTAATGTGCCAATTGCATTTTTGGTCTTGGCGGAGCTGGAACATATGGACCTTTTTTTTCTGGCGTATATGGTTCATAAGGACTTCCTCCTTTGCCTCTACTTGCTAACGGAAGTTGAGGGCCAGTTCTTTTTAAAAATATTTCTTTTTCATTTGGATTATCTGTTTGTGATCCCTTATTATACAGTTTTTGAGTTTTTTGTGCCCTTCTATGGGCTTCAGGATCAATAGGAGGAAGCATTTGCTCATTAGCAATTACATAATTTGAATCTGATGGCATTGGGCAAGGATAGTATGATAGAGTCTTTCCTCCCGGATATATTTTCTGAACCGCCGAATCTACTTGATCTAATGAAGGTTTATCCAAAGACGGGAAGAAAATTTTGATTGAATAAATTTTTCCCATAAACGCTAACATGATAGTATATAATTGACCCGTAGATCTAATTACTTTAAAGGATTCCGATTGAAATTCTTCATTTTTACTGCTCATATAATCAGAAGCTGTATCAATATAATCTGTAGCCATTGTAATTTTAGATTGAACCCATGCAGGAAGCTGCATGTTCGAATCCTTTACGATGTTACGAAGTTTTGCAACTGCCATTTCAATTTGATCAAGTTGACTCATAACCATACTTCCCTCATCGTCTAACATTTTTCCCATAGCAATATCAATATGATTTTCGTCTACAAACTTTACTAATTTAGACGGATGTTTTGATGAAGCATACTTTAACATTTTTATTTTTGATGAAGGCGAAAGTAAACTAGATGCGCTTACCAATCTATCAAATTTTGCTTGAGGTGTTTCTGCGGACTCTCCCCAATTTGATGCTCCTGCTTTACGACACTTAACAAGAGCCCCAGATGCATATGCACTAGGCCAAACTTTATATCTGGCTTTTACTTTATGGTAGCAAGCGTCTTTTTTACCACTACCTTTACCCTTAACATCAGACTCTAGTACAAATTCTTCTTTTTTCATTTTTCTTTTTGGTTTATCTGTAGAAACGTAAGTTGGTTTTGATGCTCCAGTTTTTTGTTGTTGATGTGGATCTGCTGCTTTTTTTCTTCTTGCTGCAGACAATCTTTCAGATTTTGTCATACTTGCTCTTTTTGATGAAGAAACGCATTTTGGAGTTCCTTCCCCAGGTTCATCACTTGCACAAGTTCCACCAGTTACTACATTTACCCACCCAGCAGTTCCATCCTTTGATTTGGAATCTTTAAACCACTTATGCAAATTTCCCTCAGAAAATTCTACTTTTTTTAATTTAGTATAATAATCTGGACGTTCATCTAAATGTTGAAGAGCAATTTTTCTTGCCATCTCTCTATTCTTCGTGTGCTCACGCTCAACTTTTTGCCCCATCTTTAATTGCCTTCTGATGTCAGAAACTTTAACACCATGCTTTGATGCAATTTCTTCTGGGGTTTTTGATGATTTAAGTTGCTCGGAAACTAAAGAATGCTGCAAATTCATATGTTCATATTTTCTTCTTTACTATTTAGAATTCCTTCTTTTAATAATTTAGAAAGCTCAGCAGTTGAACCAACAAAAAGCGCATTAGTAACATTTTTTGGACCTACTTTATACTTATCGTCCAAATCTTTCATCTTTTTCTGAAGATCTATTAATTTGTCTGTCATGTCAGCAACATTTTTAATTAACTGACCGGCAACTTCATATGCCCTAGGATGATCTGTATTAGATGCAACGTCTAATATTCCATTAACTGCAGATTGGCCCTTTTCAATTAAAGAATATAGTTGTGTTCTTGTATATTCATAATCTCTTGTAGAATCTGAGACAGTAGAATCTTCTATTGAATCTTCAACTTCAAATTTTTCTATCTCTGCAGAATCTATAGAAGTGCTGACAATTTCAGTATTAACATTAAATACTTCGCTTAGTTTATTGAATGTTTCCATTATATCCTCCTCCGTTTATATATCTCTTTGCTGAGAAGGACTATATGTCTTAAAGTCAGTAAAATCTTCTATGGCTTCATTAAATCCAAAATCATCTCCTGGAATAACCAAAGGATCATCCGCAGAATTAATTAATCCGTCTTGGTTATAGTCATTAAGTGCTTTTGGAGTCGCTGTATATCTAAGCTCTCTCTTAGCATTAACTCTATCGGTAGATGAATAATAATCAACTTGAACTTTCTTAATTAGTTCATCTGAACTATCTACAACTGGACCAAATAGATATGCCTTTGCAGTAAATCTAAAGGTATGAACAATAATTCTAGTATCTTCAAAGTTTGTTTTATCATAATTGTCGTTGAATACTATATTATCTAAAACAAACGGAATATCTTTTTTTTCTCCGATAGATTCTACTAAATCAATTGTTAGGGTTAATGCGGGTTGAAAAAATGGAAGAATTTGTTCCATTACTTGAAGTGAATCTTCATTATATTTTGACATTAAATTTAAATCAAATGTTACATTATATGGAACTGGCATATAAACTTTTCTGATTTTGTTATCATCCCCAACAGCTTTAAATGTCTGAGTTACTGCACACTTTCTAGTTGAATCATATGAAAATCCAACAATTTCAAAAGATAATCTAGGTAAAGTTATGTTTCCTTTCGCTTCTAAATCTGGTTGTTGTTTTATTTTGGCCAAAAATTTCTGTATTGGCCCATAAGAAATAGGAACTTTTATGGTTGAAACTTGATTACCATTTGCATCAGTTCGAACAATATTGATATCATTAAATAGTGTTCCAAATCCAACTACTAATTTTTTTATAATTCCGTGGTAAAAATAAGTTCCTAACATTAGTAATCACCAAATGGGTTTCTTTCTGTAAAATCTAAAATTAAATCCGATTCTTCTTCAATTTTTTTATTTTGAGCATAGTCATTTGAAGAATCTCCATAATAATCCACTGACATAATTTTATAATTTCCGGTATTTCCAATCCCAGAGTTATATATTGTATTTGCCGATCCAACGACAATTTCTCCAACTGAAAATCTTCCAGTAGTTTGATAAACTTTTAGTTCTCTAGTATCACGATCCCAATGCTTAACTACCGCCGTATTATTCGTTACACTTCCGGTTATAATTTCATTCAATTTAAAGTTTCCTGTTGAAATTCCAGGGACGCTAAATTCTATATTTGGAGCAACGGTATAGCCACTTCCAGCATTCGTTATATACACCGCCAATACAGTTCCACCAGCGCCTATAGATGCTTCCGCAGTGGCGGTTATACCGGCTCCAGGGGGGCTTGTAAATGATACTGTTGGTGGAGATGAATAAAATGCTCCATAAGTATTGATGCCGATAATTCCTATTCCTCCAGATGATATTCCGGCAGTAGCAGCAGCACCGGAGCCACCTCCACCAATAAATGATACTGTTGGTGGAGTTGAGTATCCTCCACCAGGATCTATTAAAACAACTTTTTCTACTGATAATGTATCACTTCCTGGATATGATGTCATAATGGCCACCGCCGCAGCATTTTTTCCTCCAATTGGAGCTGAGGAAATTGCTACGGTAGGAGCCGAAGTATATTTGAACCCATCATTAATCAAATATATCCGTTGAACAACTCCATCTGCAATACTGGTTGCTCCACCAACAGTTGCTCCAATTCCAGATAAAGATAAAGTTACATTATATCCACGATCAACAAAATTGTTGTCAATGTCTTCATGGCCAGTATCAATAACCTCATCTTCAAACATAAATGGCTCACAGCTTAACTCATACACATATAATTTTCCAAGTTGATAAAACTGAGATTCATGCTCAACAAATTTAATTTCATAAATTGTATCATTAAGAGGAAAATATATTAAATCGCCTTCTTTTGGCCTAGTGCTTAACTCTGAATTTGAAACAGTTCCTTCTATGTATGGCGTTATAAAATCTTCAAATCGTTCTCTTGATATTATTAATGAGAGTGTATCTGTAACTTGCACTCCAAATTTGCCTAAAATATCTCCGTTGTTTGCAAATCCAGAATATGAGTTTATGTATGCTTCTATTATATAATCGTCAGTAAATTTTCCAATTAAATTTTCTTTAATTATTTCATCATTTTTAACAAAACTTCTTGGTAGATAATAAACATCAAGACCATACATCTTAAGCTGTTCATTGATTAATTCCTGTATTAATTTTTGCTCAGCAGAATTTCCATGAGTAAAGAACTGATTGGTTGCCATAATTATCCGATCATATCTAATGGGGGAAGCTCATAATCTGTTGACATTCTGGTTTTAATATCTGAAAGTTCATTCACCGCATCATCATAAAGTTCTCTTCCATTTAATTCAACACCACCTGGGAGTTTTACTCCCCTAAATTTCATTAGATTTTGCCCCCATTGCTTTTTAATTAAAGCTGTAAGATACAATTTTAAAAAGGAATCATTCCAAATTTTTGGAAAATCTGATGGATCTAAAATTCTATAACAATCAATTATAATATAACTATCTACAGCAACACTTGACCAATTCATATCAACATAAAGTCTATTTTGCCTCTTTGTGTATCGAATTTTTTTATTGGGGCTAATTAAGAATTGAATAGTCTCCAAATACTCCTTCACCATGCTATAATTTAACAGTTCTATGGAAGTAAAATTATATACATCATTCAAGAAAATTTGATATGCTATATTAAACATTCCGCTAGAAAATGTACTATCATCAAACCTAAAGATACCTTCAATACCTATTACACTATCCGGTATCTCAATATAATTTTTTCCCTCGTAATAAGTATATGTTGTTATTCCAACAGTTTTTGATGATGTTTCATTATCTTTTGCTCTATCGATATCGTCTTGAGTAATTTTATACTTCAAATACATTTTTTCAACACCATCAAAATGCCTTTCATTGAAATATTGCAAAGCATCATCAACTAAATCGTCAATTTGATCATCATCAACATTAATTTCTAAAACCGGATATCCCAGCTTTCTTAAACAATAATCGATTAGTTCTTGTCTACTTGATGGTTTCATTTTTGACTTATCTCTTTTTGAAGTTCATTATTATTTTCTTTTAGTTCCATGTAATCACTTAAAAGTGATTGATACTTTGCTTCTAAAATTGCATTTTCCTTTTGAAGTAATGCATTTTTTTGTACAAAAATATTAATTAATAAATTAATATCAATTTCAGCTTCCATTAGTAACTCCCCCCATCGATTGTATCTGTCCATACTGGAACATTTGATCCCAGTGTTGTTGTAAGTATATAGCTAGAAGTACTTATACCTGTTCCTGGAGATCCGGTATGATTAACATAACCATCAGAATCTAAATATGCAATTCCATATTGATTTACTTCAGCTGGTTGCAGATAAATGCCCCTAATATCTATATATCCTCTAGTACCACTAACAACACTATTTGTTACGGTAACTTCTGGAATGTAAGTCCATTTTTTAGACGAATCATCATAACCAAAAAATCCTTTTTTATTGACAGTGTATCCTATTCCCGCAGAAGAGTCATTGTAATCAAATGAAATTCCTCTATCTGTATTTGTATCGTATGCATGAGTTATTGGTAATTGAAATCCTGAAGAAATTCCTGCAGTAGTAATTCCAGATATTGTTATAGTTTTAAATACCGTACTATAACTCACTACACTTCTATTTTCTGTAACGGGGCTAAGGCCGGAAACATGACTTAAAACATCTCCGGTATTAATCCCTACAACAGAATCTAATGTAAGAATGCTAGATCCTACAGAAACATTTCCGATAATTGTTCTAGTTGTCGTTGAATCGCCTAAATTAAATATAGCTTCATTGCTAGATAAAATCGTAGAATTTATAATTGAAGATGTACCATCAACTTGAAGATTTCCCTTAATTATTACTGTTCCCCCACTATCAAGTCCCTCTGGACTTGGATCTAAGTATAAAATATCCGAAGTGGATTTGGTATAAATTCTATTTGATCCAATTCCAACAGAATCTATAACTAAATCGCCACTAATAATTCCCCCAGTCGTTACATTTATTGTTGAAGCTGTAATTCCACCCCCAACAACAACTCCATTAATTACATTAAAAAAATCAATATATTTATTTTGATCCACAATGACTGCAGAATCTGCAGTTAAAATTCCATGCTCTTGGTCGAGCATTGAAGTATAGTATTCTCCGCCAACTTGAACGGCATTTCCGGTGCTGTTACCAACCCAAAGTCTCCCTCCAGTATCTCCTGCAGTTCCAACTCCGGTTGAAACTGCAGGCTCTCCAAATTCTAAAGAAAATGAAGTAGTTGCTAAAGAAGTTCTTTTAATTCTTAATTTTGTGCTTTGATTTACATCTAGCGTATTAGTAACTTTCCATTTACCCTCAGTAAAATTATAACGAAGATATGACCCCTCTACTGCACCACTAACATCAAACCCAGGAATATCATTAACTGAAGTATTTAAACTTCCTACAACTTTAATTGCGCTTTGATCTGCTAATCTTACTCTTATTTCAGAAGTCATGTGGTAGAAACTCCTGCTGTTACTGTAACTATTCCCTCAACGACCCGTGTTTTAACATTATTTCCATCAGTAAGTAATAGATCATATACATATTTTCCAGGCTTCATTGTCGAAGTTATCGTAGACCCCAAAGAAATTCTCACCTGTCCTACAGGAGGAGCTGGAAACGAAACTCCAAGGCCAACTTTTGTTCTACTTGTTGGATGTTTTTTAATATGACAAATTCCAGAATATCCCGACATATTAATCGGGCTATTATTACTATCTTCGAGTAAAAATAAATTTGTGTAGTCTGCTCCCTGAGGAATAACTAAATTTACAACTCTGGCTATCATCTTTGGTTACAGAACTAGCATTTGTTAAATATTTATAACTTTTCAATTAACTTGTATACTAATTCTTTAAGCTCAGACACATCTTTTTTCAAATCTTCAATTTCGTTTTTTTCTTGAAGTTTTCTATTTCGGGATTCAATGTATGCATTATATGCACTTTTATCTTTGTTAATTATAGCCATAGAAGTCTCATCTCGGTACAGATGAGACTCCCCCTCAACTCGTACTAAATTCATGCTAATGCTATTGCAGATAGATTTGATATTAATGGAGGCGTTGCTTGGTTAGTTCCCGCCATAATCACTTTTATCATAAATCCCGTAAATGGTTGTAAGTTATCAACTTTATAAGAATAATCTAAAAATTTTGAAGAATTTACTTCCAAATTGTTTCCAGTGCCATCATCTATTTGATTTGACCCTGGGAAAAATGTATACGGTTGAGTAGTATCAGGAGAATCTGCTCTAAAAACTTTATACATCACCCTTATATCATTAGAGTCATATTTTATTGCAGTAAACCTTACGTCCAAAGAAGTAGCAGGATTTTCAAGAATAACTTTTTGACTAACATAAGTTGCGGCATGAGGATCTAATCCGGTTTGATTAACTCTAGGATCTGAAATCACATCATCTATCGGTTTATCGATTCTGTTAGTAGTAGTTATGACATTAACTCTATCTAAATCGATAATTGGGCTTACATTTTCATTTGCCGTTGTTAAAAATAGTTCCATAAACATGGATTTATTTTTTGGTATATTTGTTAAAAATGCAGTTTCGTTTACGTCGGAACATATTATTCTTGGGGAGTTAAAATAATTAATTTGATTTAATGATATTTCATCAAATCCCTGATCTGCAAATGAGGATTCTGTTCCATTTACGCTAGTTCCTGATACTGTTCTTAGTCTAGCTGAAACCTGGGTTTTATCTAAAGCCAAGAATTTTATATTTGGCCTTATTGTTTCAAATGCAATATTTTGAGTTGCGGTAGCATTTATTCCACCAACTTGTTTTGTTTTTGCAAACCTCAAAATTGGAAATCCATTAGCAACACTTCCATCTCTAACGATTCCGACAGATGAATTTGCGGTATCAAGTTTTAAATAATACTCATCAATAGAATTGTTTAAGATTTGATTACTACTCGATAAGGAGTGTGTTTTATTAATCCTTCTCAAGGAAACTCCGGATAGTTCATACTTATAAACTAAATCACCAATTTCATGTTGATTCGCAATCGTAGAATCAACTTTTCTAATAATTCCGGTTAAAGAACTACTTCCCGCATCAACTCCAGTATATCCAATAATTTCTGAATTTATTATAACATATCCTGGATTGGAAGCAGAAACAGAAACATTTTCAAAACTTGTAAATATCCCAACTGAAGAAACTGGTATGGACGAAGATGCTGTTGCCAGATAAACCTGTGTTAATTTTTCTGGAGGTAAATCCGAAGTTACATTACTTATAACTACTAGATTTGATTTTGAATGCATTCCATGATTTCTGTGATTTACTTTAAAATGCAATCCATCTGAATCTGAATTTGAAACCAAACTTACCGGAATCGTGGGATCCGAAGTTGCATTATAGAAAAATGTTTTCGCAACTCCAGCATCTACCCACCTGAGAGAATTTGCGAGATCGAATGTTCCCTGAACATCTTCAACAATGATGGAATTGTACGCTGATACAATTCCAACATTAAACCTAACATTTTCACTTAAAGCTCCAAGTTTAAGTTGAACAACATCACCAACTGCATAACCTCTTCCTCCTGCAGTGACTGTAGCAACTCCAATATTCCCATTATTTACTGTTACTTGAGCCACTCCTCCAGTTCCAAATCCAGTTACTGAAACTATATTTACGTTTGTAAACGTATATTGTCCCGAGGATGGAGTTACTCCAGATCCGACGTTATTGATTGTTAACGCTAGTGTGCTGCCAATTCCAATCGCCCCCAGAGTATTTACTAGTCTTCCAGTTGCATTTGTATTATTATTTTGTGTTATAATAGTACCAATTCCAAGTGGAGTTGATATGGTATTTGCTAATCCAATTATTACTTGATTTGATATAGTTTTAATTGGTTCTGGCTTTAATTTCGCAATTTGATTATTACCCAAATTTAAACTTGGATTATATACTGTAAATGTTCCGGGCTCTCTACTAAATTTTGCACCATAAATTGTAAACTTAAGATCTTCTAATTGACTTGGATCCCAAGTAGCTCCATTTTGTGATTTGAATAGTGATCCCAAATAAGGTTGCTGTGAAACAATTACTCGTTGAGATTCTGATAGGTTGGCTGAAGAGATATCAACCTCTCCCATTCTAGAAATCCAAGTCAAATAATTTGAAGAATCAGTTACTAAAACTAGAGCATATTCACCGCCATCCTTTAAGTAAATTGGAGATGGGAAAGTAAATTTAGTTGGAATAGATGCATCATTAGAAGTACTAACATCACTAGGCTGAAGAGTAACTTCCGCAAATGGTAAAATTGTTGAAGTTGGAACTCCTCCGGACAAAGAACGTATTTGGCACGAAACCGGCAATGTGGTATCTTTGCTATAAAAATATACTTCAGCGGAAGTTAAGAAAAATCCACCGGCAGAATCAACTATGAATGATTCGGCAAGCGGATCATACCAATTTCCGATTCTAGTTGTAGTTGTTTGATCTAGTATGGTGGAAACCGGAGATAAATCTCTAGTTTCGGTTACTCTTCCCTCAATAACCCTGGATTCAGAAGCGGGAATTCTTTGAACCTCAGCATTTCTTGTGGATAATGTCACTTCTTGAGAAATGTTTAATTCACCGGCAGCAGTAAATGATGATTCTACTTGACTTATTACTTCTCCCGGTATATACTTATTGTCCTTATCTGAGATTAACAAGAATGTTTTTGTTCCTGTTTGGAATTTAGGACTTGATGTTATATTTGGATTTGGAATATAAAATGATCCTATAAATGTTCCAGCTTCATCTGAAACAAACCTTTTTCTTGATACGACAGCAATTGCACCACTTGTTTGCCCTACAAGTCTTGATCCAGTAATAAAATATCCATAATATTGAGATTCTGATTTAATTTCTAATGAGCTGGTATCAATATTCAAAATTGTTGTTGATGCTGAGTAGTTTGATGGCAAGGTTTCATTGACATTATATGGATTTCTTTGGTAAACTTCAGTTGGATTAAGAACATCACCATACTTGTGATTAGCCTTTGCTATTTTCCCACTAAAAATTGCAGATTCTCCAGACCATCGGCCCGAAAAGGCACGAACAGTTTCTCCTGGAACAAAAATTCCAGAAACCATTGAAATCTCAACTAGTTTTGGCATCGTATATTCAAATACATCTACATTATTAAAGAAAGGATAAAATAATGTACTTGGTTTTACTCGTTTTGCAATCAATTCAATGTTACGTTCCCTCATGAATGGAATTATTTCTCTTCCAACTAATCTGTCGCCTAAACTGACAGTATTCACATCTTCAGTGACTTTAAATTGAACCCCTGTTCTAGATTCAGAACCTATGGTCCTATATGTTTCCTCTAAAACTCTTTCCGAAGTTAAGGTTCTTGTTGTTGTACTTGAAAATGTTGGAGCTATAAATGGCCATTCATCTCTTTCGGCAGTTCCTGCTCTAACTTCTGGACCAGTCTCAGTATCAAGTCTAACATTAGTTACTCTTTCTGCCGAACCAATTAATTCTCTTCCCGTCCACTGTGTTTCCCATGCACCCCAATCGACAGGACTCATTCCAGTATTTGGATCTATGCCCAAAACGTTCATTAAGGCATCATAATTTCCTTCTTGCTTTACATTTTTAACTTCTAATTTTTTTTCTTCAAACCATGTGTCTGAATTTGGATTGAGAGTAAGAGTTCCTGTCCACGTAACAACTGAAAATGGATTTACATTTTCAACCCGAGTAGCAAATCTTTGTTTAATTTTTTCAACTTCAGTATATTTCAACATTGCAAGTTTGCCAGACTTAACAATATTTGAACTGTATTCCCCAGTAAAATCTGGATATAAATCTAGTGAAGTTGTATAGTGTGACGGTCTTAAAACTCCTTCAACGGGATCTATACTCGCATTAAAATCCGGATGAGAGATAGTGTGGCTAGAATGACTATTAAAATTATCAACGAAAAATCCACTTTTGAATCTATCTAATCCAGTAACGGCATCTTTTATTGATAAATTTTTAGTATTAGTTTCAAGCAAAGATAGTGAAGTTAATTTTTCAACTTCAGTAATTCTATTTTCAAGTTTTTCAATATCTTTCATTGTATAACGCTTATGTTTCGAAGTCGTTATTTTTACATCTTGCTTTACAACATATACATATGGATTTACTTTAACTGTTGCAATTTCCAATGATCGTGTAGTATCAATTGGCTGGACTGGATTTTCTGAAGGAACTCCACTTCTAACAACAAAAATACCATCTTTAGATAAGTAAACTTTATCAATTCTTCCGAGATAGAATGAATAGTCTAATAGTATCGAAGATGCATTTTTTATTGGGTTTGTTACGTTTGTTCCAGAGGATGTAAAGTTTCTTGAGCCAAATTCAAATGGGGATAAAGTTGCAGAAGCTGGATTGTAATCACTAACTCTTGGTCTTATATCGATAATATCTGAAGCTTTTAAATTGCCGGAAATTGATGGAAGGTTGTTTTTATAATTTTCCGATGAAAAACTGGAAACGCAAATAAAATCTCCAGTATTCCCTGAAGCACTAGTATAATAATCATAAACAATTGTTATCTTTCTTGTAGGAACTTCAGCACCAATTTTTCTAATAATTTTTCCATAATCGACATATTCAGGAAGGTTTCCGCTATCAAATGAATAAAGGCTTGAAATGTTTTTTGATGGAACATTCACGCTAGAAATTTTAGCAGAAATATTCGAATTTGGGATAAAAATATTTTCATCTTGAACAAAAATTGAATCATTTTCATACGTAAATGTAATTGACGATGCAGTTACTGATACAATTTTTCCAATTGCCTTTGATGTTCTTCCATTAACATATTGACCAGGAAGTAGCGATAAAATACTTCCATTAATTTCCGATAAATCAATCTTAGGTAAAATCGGATCATTTAAATTTGAAGATTCATAAATTCCATTTATTCTTATAACATCAGCCACATTTAAGCAAATTTCTGAGTCTTGCACTCTAGTTCCATATATTGTATTATACGTTAATCCATCTATTGCTGCTGATGATTGTTGCTTATTTGATCTATTGATGGTTAGTGCAGCAGAACTAATTAAAATTCTCTCCTGAGGCTTAGGATTTATTTTTTCTAATGTAGCAGTTAAAATTGCATTAGAACTTGTAGATTTTGATAGTTGTGAAATTGTTATAGTCTTTGCGGAATTTGACAGTACAATTTTTCCTGGAGACAAAGTTTCTATTGTTCCATCGCTATATGTTAGATTGTAATCCGTTGGACTAAAATCTTTGAAAAATAAATTTGAATCCGATTCCGTTACAGTAAATGTGGATGAAGATACATTACTAGTGTAAGATTTTTTAATGGATAATCTAGTTTTAGTTAAATTTACTGTCGCAATGTTTGGATGTGGAAGTGTCTCATATAAATCTCTAGCTGCTTTATTTTTTAACTCTCCCGAGACAATAACAAGATCATTTACAGTTATTGTCGATCCTGGAAGAGTTCCATCGTTAATATTTGTTGTGCTACTAATTCCAGAAACCGTAAATGATTTTAAATTAGAGGCTACCGCAGTAACTTTATTATATGTGGAATCTGTCCCGGATGGTTTAGTATATCGAATTACGTCCCCAACTTTTGGTGGATTAACTGATGATGTTGTTATTCCAATAGTTACACTACCGCCACTCGTAATTGTAAACGCAGTAGAAGTAGGAGCAATTTGCTTAGATTTGCTTAAAATTAAATCTGCAGAAAAAACAGATGCAGTTACAGAATCTGTTCCAAAAATAGATTTTACATCATCAAATCCATAATCTCTTACTGTGGTTATTGTTTGGGGAATTCTTACTTCATTAACAATTAATTGCTCCCCAACTATAAAAGTTCCCTTAGTGTCATATAAAGTTACTGAGGATGATCCTGAAACAGATTGCCTTAAAAATCCTGTAGCACCACTATTTGAACCTTCTATTTTAGCGGGGGCAGATATAGTTACACTACTTCCCAAAGTTAAACTGGTAAATGTTGTAATATCATAAATTAAAAGTTCATATTCGGTTGTATCATTTAAATGAACCGAATTTGTCTGATGAAAATCATAAATTCTTGCTAAACCAATTTGATTTCCCGAAATAGTATTTGGACTAGAATTATTTACTCTACTATCTGTTAAGACAACAGTATCCGTATATGCAAATCCAACTCTAGGGGAACCATATACATTATTAACTAAAATACTGGAGCATGAGACAAAATTTATTGCAGAATTTTCTACACTCTTTGTTGTTCTTGCTTTGGGAATATCGATAAGTGTTGATGATATTTTTTCAATATCATATCCTTCAACATAAGCTTTTCCTGGACTTATATCTAAAGTTAATAATTCTTCTGATGGCTTTTGTCCGGATAATGTAGTTTGATCTTCAGCATAAACTCCATTATTTCCCTTATAGTCATTTAAATTTTCTTTTGCAAAAATTTCAAAATCCTTTACTGAATAATTTCCAGATTCATCATACGTTCTTTTTGCAAGTAAATCTTTAAAATAAGTTTCATTTGATTTAGGTGGAGTAAATTCTTGAAGAGAGCCATTTAAAACTCTCATTAATTCAATGAAATTCTCATCATTAAAGTCTTCAATATCTTTTTTTATTAATCTTGTAGATATTTTTAGTCTATCCGCACCTGGAGCTGCAAAATTAGAATACCCTTGAGCATTATCATTTAGAGATTCATCGTCAAAGGAATTTATTAAATCTTCTTCAATTAAAAGGCCAATTCTTGCGCTAGGGGTAATTGAATACTGATCTATAATTATCGTTTGCTTCAAAACTTTTACAAAATGTCCACGAATAAAATAGATACCATCATTTATTGCAGCTATAGATGCATTTCCTGTGGCATTTTCTGCAACTACTGTGGCAAATGGAGAATTTTCACGAATAATTGTAGTTCCATTTAATTCAATGCTTGTATTTGTAATTAAAATTTCTCCGGGTTGAAATTTATTGCCCGTAAAATCTGTAGTATCTGAAGATGCGTATCTGAAATATAGGGTATTTAATCCTAAAGTTGATTCCGAATTTGTAAGAACCAACTCCACCTTTGCGCTAATTCCGGTTGTTTGTCCAGTAATTGTAACTCCAATGAGCTTGTCTAAATATGAATTAATATTTGCACCAAAATAAACTGAATCTAAACAAACATAATCTATACGATTATCATATGAAGTTTGTCCAGGAATTACTTTCGTTCCCTCTTTAAAAAAATGATTTCCAAATGACTCGATTTGATTCTGTAATATTGACTGTAATGTACTTAATTCTCTAGCCTGAACTGGATATCCTGGCTTAAAAAGAACTCTTTTGTAGTTTTTATCTTCATTAAAGTCGTCAAAATATGGACTTATGTTTAGATTAGTATTTTGTGGCATTGTTTAAAACTCTAATACAATTTTAACGTCTTCTTTTTGATTCGGGGAACGAATAATCGCTGCTCTGTTATCTATATAGAGAATTTCTCCTGAGTATTTTTTAATCTCGGGATTAGCGCATCCTCCAATATATGATTGGCCCAATTTAATAGTTCTGGTATTTACTCCAGATCCAATAGTTACTGAATTTGCTGGAGATGCTGAAGATCCAAATGTGGTATCAACTACTAAATTTGTTCCTGCTGTTGCTCCAGTTATTAAATGAGTTCCTCCAACTCCAATTTCCGAAGTAAATTTTACAATTCTATATCCAACTGTAGTTGAAGCAAGTCCAACGGGCTGATAATATTTCAATATTCCCGTTGTGTTGTCCCAAGAAGCAACAACACCAATAGCAGTTGAACCAATTCCAATAGTTTGTTCAATAGTGCTATCTACATCATATTCAACATTCGAAATGCTAGCCCCTGTTGAACTTTTAAGTTTTAATGAATATAAAGCACTATATTCCGATGCAGTAAGTAGTTGATTTTCACTACCATACGCCAAAGGATTTTTTATAATTCCAATTCTAGCAAAATCATTCCCAATAATTGTATCTGGATTATTCTCATCATTTTCAAATCGGGAATATATCATAAGGCGATTTGCACCAAGTTCACGATAAATGTCAAATCCATGTCCCCCTGGAGGTGGAATTATGACATCAAATTGTGCAATTGAAGTTGTAGCAACTCCAACATTATTTAAGCCGCTTATTGGTCCGCCAATTTCAGATCCAGGAGCACCTGGATAAAATTGTAAAACTGCTTTTGTATACCCACTACCACCTTCAGTAATAAACACATCTGAAACTTTTCCCGAAGAATCTACAGTTATAGTGGCCTTTCCTCCAGTTCCATCTCCTAAAATGGGAACATTTTTGATGGATGTACTTATTGGCTCATATCCATCTCCACGATTTTCTATAATAATTACTTCTATTTTTCCATCAACCGCATTATTTTTTATTTCTTCAGACTCTCCAGTTCCCCAACCATTCGGAACTGGTATATATTCACTGGAATCAAATTTAATAATGTCTCTTGGGGAAATTGTGTATAGATATTTCCATACATATCCATCACCGGAAGTACCAGCAGCCCTTGGTTCAAGATCTGTAAATAATGGCTCATCAATTGAAGGACTTCCCGTTGGATTTTCTGGAGTAGTTCCATTATTAAGACAAATATAAACTCTATAATCACTATTAAGAACATAATAATTTGAGTCATATAAACTGTTTGAAAATGTGATTGGTGAAGGATTTAGAACATTATAATCATTTCTATACATTTCATAGGTGGTTCCTGCACTCCATTCGAGTTTTCGAATAACTCTCCTCAAATCTAAAGAATTAAATCTTTTCAATGAAATCATGGTGTCGTGACAATCATTTAATCCCCTAAACATATCTTGAGGAGATGGGGGATTATCGTTCCAATCAGTAGTTCCTGATCCTGTTGCCGTATCATATGGATTTGGAAGTCCTATGAATGTATAATATGAATAATTTGTGGATCCAATACCAGCAAAAGTCTCAACAAATGATTGAGCATTCAATATCCTAAATTGATCTGTAATTATTGCGGACATGTTATTATAAATGTTTGTACTATTTAGTAACTCTCTAAGAGAGGTCGTAATCTTACTATTATTGGTGCTGTGGAAATTCCGAGAAGACCAGTATTACTTAATGTAAATTGTTTTGGTTCTTGTCTACTATTAAATGTTAATCTTCCCCAACTGTAATATCCACACCTATTTTGACTTGTTTGAGCTATTCCTGAAACTGAAATTACATTTGAGTATACTGTAACTATTCCAGAATTGACATCCGAAACAAGATGATCCGCTCGATATACATTATCAATGAATGTGGATCCAATACCAAGAACATTAAATCCGTTTGATGCATCTATGGAAGTTACTCCAGATCCAACATACGTCTGACTTAAAACATAATAGTAACCAGTTTGAATTCCACTTCTAGTAATACTTCCATATGAAGTTGAGCTTAAAGCTTCATCGCAATCAAATTGCAATATAATCATGGGACTAGTTGTTGAAATTCCAGTAGCACTTGTTGCTATTCCAACTATTGTTCCAAAGTCACCGGTTGCATTTACATTATCTAATCTTTCAAAGTATAGGGGCTGAGGGGCAACTAATACGTTTACCCCAACAGATTCATTATAGCCAAATCCGGGTTCAACTATTGATATAGATTGAACTGTTCCTCCCGCAGAAATAACAGTTGTGGCTGTTGCTTTAACTACTTCAGAGTCTGTTACTGAATATTTAGCTGTTTGCCCAACTCCAATTATTCTAAAAGTATCAGTTCCCAATGAATTAATATTTCCACTTGAATTTGTTGTTCGTATCCAGTTATCTCCATCAGAAGAAACTAAAACAAGCCCATTTGATCCGGAAATTAAATAAACGCCATTCTTATAAATTATATCAAATAAATCATAGGCTGCATATTGGGATAGTGTGCTATTATATGTCCAAATTCCACCGCCATCGGTTGATTTTATTAAAGTCGCACTATCTCCAACGGCAAAGTGAATGCCATTTAAATATTTTACAGAGGTTAGATTATTTGAAGTTCCTGAAACTTGAGAAGACCAAACAAATCCATCAGAAGATCTAGTTATATATCCACCATTTCCAACGGCAACATAGTTGTCCACTCCAAAAATAACAGAATTCAATTCATTTGAAGAAGGTGTTGAGCGAACAACCCAAGATGTGGAAATTCCAGAATATACTTCAGAAACTAAGGCGCTCCCCCCTGCACCAACAGCTATAAACTTATTATTTCCATAAGTTACTGAATTGAGATTTCCAGTATATGATGCTGTTGGATATTCAAAGGGAATAATTCCTCCCGCATATACTCTAGAGAAAAATGTTCCAACTCCAGTCCAAGATGTTGCATTTAATGATGAAAATATTGTTGCTCCATTACCAACAATGACCCAACTCCCATTGCCATAAGAAATTGAATTTAAATCTTGAGCAGATATGGTTGTTTGATTGTCCCAAATAGTAAAATTCAGTGAAGTAGAAATACCACCAACATTTCTACAAGCAACAAAAATTCCGTTTCCAAAATCAAAGTCATTGTAATTTTCAACTGTGGCAGACTCTATTGTTCCAGATACCCAAGTTTTTCCATATTGTGGTAAAATTGGCTTAGTTGTCGAAATTGTAATTTCTGGAGCAGTTGAATAATTTTCTCCACCACTTAATATTGTAAAGTCTGTTATTGTACCAGCGGCAGAAACAACAGCATTTACTCTAGCTGATACTGTTTGCTTCTCATCAATTAAATTTACTGAATTTTTTATTTGCGGTAAATTATCTAATTGTCTAAAAATTGGAAATGCATTTTCCACAAATATTACAATATCACTAGTACTTACTGGCTTAATTATTCTAGATACTGGAGAAATTCTTCCCTCCAATGGTATTCTTGCTTTAGATACATATGAATTATTGACGATTAAATCGGTTCTTTGCTTCGTGTGATTTAGTGTTCTGTAGAATGTTGGGTCAGTGTTAATACCAACATCAATATAGTTGGTAGTTCTAGTTTCTGTCAATGAAGATATTTCAGTTACAACTCGCTTTAATTGCTCAACATACTGATCCTTTTTATTCAATACTAAACTATCCCCAATTTTAACTTGCTTTAAACTATCAATGTCATCAACGTCAGCAGGAGATGCTTTATAGAAGAATATTAAACACTTGCTTCCTACTGGTGGTGGAGTAGTAAATACGATTCGTTCTCCTCCAACTAAACTATAGTTTTCTCCTGGAGACTGTAGAACATCATTCAATATGATTATTAGTGTTTCTTCTGGGTTTATTCCTGATCCGGGAAGAGCACTAATATTATAACGTTCTGTGATAATGTCAGTTATTGTAATAACAAATGATCTTGAACGTCCATTGAATTGAGATGAAATATCATCGAGAAGTGTTAAGTTGCCAAAAGACCATCCCGAAAATTTGTCCGTTATAATATTTTTAATTGTAATGTTAAATGCACTGGTTCCCACTCCAACTGCAGTCGGGACACCGCTTATTGTTAAAACGTCATTTGGCTTGTAACCCAATCCACGATTTGTAATTTCAAATTCAGTGACACTTCCTCCAACCCCAACAGTAATATCGATCTTTCCTCCAGAACCAGATCCACCTATAAGTGTAAGATTGGAATATGCAGTTGGAACTCCTACAGATATAGTTGGAGGATTTGTTGATGCGTATCCAGAACCGCCGGAAATAATATTAAATCCGGTAATTAGTCCAACGGAGTTTCCAGTGCCAACTAAAGCAACTATAGATGCACCAGAGCCAACCATCCCTAAAATTTCTACGCCAGAATTAGAACGATATCCAGAACCACTACTCTGTAAAATTAAAGATTGAACTGTTCCTGCCCCAGAGATTACTGGAATAGCAAATGCTCTAGTTAATGGCTGATATCCGGATCCCAAACCTGCCAGCACCTCATTAATATATCCCCCCTTGGGCAATGATAGTACATCTGTGCCTGTAAATTGAATAGAAGCTCCAATTCCTATTGCAGCTCGTTCTTTCATGCTATAATCAATTACTGGTTTTTGGAGAATATTATTAATCAATATTATTCCGTAATTTGGCCCAAGGACATTGTTTCCTACATTTGTAACAATTCCAGTGACATCATTATTGTAACTGGATAATTCATATTCTGTATTTGACCCATTAAATTGATTTGAAATATCATCAAATATATAAGCATTATCATAATTAAATCTATAAAATGCTCTTCCGGCAAAAGTTGATCCAGTAGTTAATCCAACTGGACCAACTTTTCCATATGGTGGAGTTGTAAAATGGATATATCCTTTACTGATATTATAATCGCCCCCCAAAACAGTAACAGCAGCCCCAACAGTATGAGCAGCAGCTACAGTTCCCATTGAGCCTCGAACAACCGAAATGACATTAGTTGATCCTAAACCAACAACTCCAATTTTAAGTATTTCATTATCAATTCTAAACAATAAATTTGCTGATATTGAAGTTATTCCGGTTAAAGTTATAGTAGTATCTCCAACAGAAACTGAACTTGATAATGAAGTGCTTATTTTCTTTTTATGCAGTGGACTTTGAATAATATTATCAATAGTAATTAAAGATCTGGCATTAGCTAAATCTGATGGAACAGATAAACTATGTGAAGAACCAGCACCAACTCCTAATCCTCCCCCCAAATCTCTAAAGGTTAAATAGTGGCCATTTGCTACTGCATCAGTTTTAATTCCAGAAATCTTAAATCTGTTATTATCAACTTTGTATATGAATACTCTTTCCGGTAAGAAATCTGTGGTTATGCCCCCAAGTACTCGATTGGTTGAAGCTATTGCAATTCGAGTTCCTCCTGCGCCTGCATCATAAATTGCTTCTTCTCCTGTACTAAAGTTGTGCCCCGGTAAGTTTACAACGCTTCCTCCAACTCCACAGACATTCTGAGCTATAAAATAATTTGAAAGAACTCCAAGACCCTTTGATGTCAGTCTAAACGTTGAAAGGCCAACAATACGCCCACCCTTTGCATCTGTTCCAATACTAGTTCCGTTAAATTGGGAACTAATATCATCAATTTTTAATACTTTATTTGTTTTGCAAACAGAAAAATTAATTAATTTTTTGGTTAAAAATCCTACAGTTTTAGATGTATTATCGTTTGTAGTAACTTCATAACTAGTATCAAAATTTTGTACAGTATCAAACGATAACGTATTTTCTATAGCTATTGTTAAATCTGATAGATTATCAATTCTTACTGCAAGATTATTGCTTCTACCAATTCCAGTACTAGGAACAGAATTTAAAATTAAATCCCCAAAAACTTTAAATCCGGATGGGTGTGCCAATGATAAAACTGGATCAGTCCAGTCCTCTTTATAAATTTTACTATTAATTGCGTATGAAAAATATTGATAATATTCACTATCATGAATTCTTTGATCGGTGTTATTTAAAAACCCAGTCTGAGTAAGCCATCCGAGTTCTTTTTTACACTCTCCATCAACTTTGTATGAAGATTCTGTCAAAGTTATTTCTTCAATGGTTCCTTTAGAGTTAGAACTATTTCCAACAACAATGGTTCCAATATCTAAAAATGTTTCATTTCCAGATAATTTTAAAATACTCTTTTCTTTGTTCCATCCATTTTTTTGAACTTTAAAAATATCACCATCATTATAGATGATCTCGTTCTCAATAAAATCACTTTTTCTCATAGTTGAGGTAACTTTTGCAATTTCTTCATTCTTTATTACTCTACCAACACTATTATCTGCATCAAAATATCCTCCCGTTATTCCATATCCAACAATTGAATAGCTAATTGATTCAAATCCAGAGGCGTCATTTATACTTGTAACAGTAAATGTTCTATAATTGTAGTCTTCGGAATTATATCCAGTATCTTGAGATGATGGATTTAATAATTTAACTCCCTCAACAAAAATTTCATCACCAACCTTAAATGGAAATTCGATATAGTTTCCACTTTTTGGTAAAATTTCTAAGGTATTTGTTTGGCCATCTGAAGTTGCATTTGAAATACTAACTCCGTTAGAATTATTTACGCACAATAATCTTGGTGGAATTTCTGATAGTCCAGTTTTATTGACATCAATAGATGCGCCAGTTAAAATGCTTCCCTCAATAACTGTAGTGAATTTAAGTTCTGGATGATCTGGAGAAATGATCTTAGGAGGAACTAGATAATTTTTTCCTCCAAATGTAACTACAATTTGATCTAATTCGTAATTGTTAGATAATCTAACAGTAAATGGAACATCTGCTTTTGGTGCAAGAGTTGGATCAGTTGGAAAATCATATCCAGAATTTAGAATTGAAATATTTTTAATGCTTCCAATCTTTTCTGATACTGGACTTACCACTGCACCGAAACCACTTTCTGTAGTTATTGTAGTTATTCCTGGTAAAGTTTGATATCCGGTTCCGGTAAATCCAATAGAAATTGATTTTATTGGCCCAAGAGCAGTTTTTGATGACGTATAATAATAAAAAGTACTAATTCCGCTTAAGTTGTATGTTGAAACTTCTGGAACTTTTGGTAAATTAAATTCTATGGTAGTATTTCCGACAGAAATTACACTATAGCTAGAATCATATCCACTAGTTTCAACTTCAATTCTTGAATTTGATATTACATCATAGTCTACATTATATGCTATTGCATTATTAGTTATCGAACTAATCCCGACTGGAGTTAACTTATAATAAAATACATTTGGAATTTCTTCGGATAACTTGAGTTGAACTGAAGTAGTTGCACTTTGATCTCCAGGACTTCCAATTCTAGTAATATCTTTTTGTGCTATTTTAGTGGTAAAGGAACTGTCTAGATAAAAATCTAAAACTAGATTTTTCATCGAACTGTCGGAAACATTAAAGTTTACAGTATTTCCTCTGATAAATTTTAATGGGGGATTAATTAACCCTAAAGTATGATTTCCTGACCCAGTAGTAGTAAATCCTATAGAATTATAATTTAAATTAATTGCATCATTATAATATTGAGCTAATTTTATATTATTATTATCAACCTTAATTACAAAATATTCTTCTCCGGAAATTAAAGGAGATGCTGAAGATGCAGCAGAATAAACTATTTTATCTCCAGTTTTGAATGAGTGGTTTGAAATCGAAATAACGTCTTTAGAAACTGAAAAATATGTCGATGCGACAGAAATTGGATTTGCAATTAGTCTAGCACTAGAGTCATCAAATTTTAATGTTACAGATTCTATTAAATTTGGAGTAATCTTAAATGTAAAGTCGTCGGAAACTTTTAAATTATGCTCATTGAAGGTAGTTAGTGTTCCCTTTATTGTTGTAAATTCCCCAATTGGGTTTAAGTTTGTTGTTTCGAGGCCATGAGATTCTCCTGTGCTATTACTAATATCTTTGAAATATAATTTAGAAGTGCTTCCAATTCCAACAAATGTTGTAGAAATTCCGAAGTTATCATTATCAGTTTTTACAATATAGACAATATCTCCATTCTGCAATGTAAATTCTGGGGTTAAAGATGGATTTTTTGAACAAGTTAGTCCAACTCCAGAAATCGGATAATATTTCAATTTTTGGCCAGAATTGTATCCATGCCCAGGCATGTATATGTTTTGAGGCTCAATTTTATTATATGCCCTTTGCTTTACTATTGTTGTAGTTCCAATTCCAACAGAAGAAACTGAGGAGCTGTTATAATCTACAGTAATACTAGTGGCAGTTGTTGATACAACAATGGCAGAAGAGATCCCTATGTTTGTTGCCCCACTTAACTCAATAATATCTCCAATTTTAAATGAATGCCTATAAAAGCTAATTTTTGTATAAGATCCTTGCCCAGTTTGAATTCCAATGGGAACAAAAGTGACTCCAATGCCAACATACTTAATTGTAGCAGTTGTTCCAATTCCAACTTCTACTTGGGGATTAAAATACTTTATCGTATTTAATTCTGTGCTGCTATTTGTCCTTATGCCTGAAGGAGTTCTAAATGAAAATGTCCTCGGAATAAGTTCTACAGAAGCTCCTGCAGTATGTATTCCGGCTAATGTAGAGTTATAACCACGAAGAATTTTATACGTATTATTTGATTTGTTAACCTGTAAAACTAAAACTTTTTCGGAGTCTATTTGCAGCACATCATTGACATTAATTTTTCCGCTACTCGTAGGTTCAGATAACCGTATTGCCGTAGTAATTCCTGTAGATGCAGTTAATCCTATTCCTAAGGAAAGTTCAGTAAATGAAGTGCTTACTGAAACCGTATGAATTCCTTCTATAAATTTATATGAAGACGTATTAATTCCGGTAATAGTTATTATTTGGTTGTTGGATAAATTGTGAGCCGTAGATGCAATTCCAATTATTAAATTTCCACTTTCGATAAATTCTATATTATCTAAAAATTGCTTTGTGTAACTTACAAAACTTACACCTTTACCCACAACTTCGGAAACTGCCGCAGATAACCCTCTCCCATTAGTGGAGGTATTATCAAATATTAATCTATCGTCAACTTTATAGTTTTGTCCTCCATCCTTTACATCTATAGAATCTATTCCAGTTTTATAAATGGAACGAACTAAAGACTTGGCATTTTTACTGTAGTTTAAATTTATTCCGCCATAATATGAAAATTGTTCATTAATATTGTATGGGGTAGAATTTCTAATTAAATTATATTCATCAAATGTTTTACTTGTTTGACTATTTGTAGTATCGTAATTGTATAAATCTGGTTCTCCAAAAAAATCATATATTACATAAGGATAAACTGGGACTTCTTTGTTATTTTGTATATCAATAGTTACGAAATATGCATAGGTCCCATTTGGAAATTCCGGAGTTACGCAGAATCTTCCATTATACTCATCTAGATCTCCTCCAGAAACATATTCATAATCGTTTATGAAAAATCCCAAATTATAGTCTGGGGGTCTATTTGGTTTTAAAATCTTTTCATATCCACTTGCCATCCTTTTAATGTTTTCCAGCTTATCCGGACTAGATGAGCCAAAACAACCATAAATTGGATTTCCATCATACGCCCACCCCAAAATTGGAGAATGTGTTATATTTTGAGATGGAGTTAAATTTTCTGTTAGATTATCTCCAAGCAAATAGCGTAATTTTCTTGGGGCTGTTGGAGAAACTAATTGAACAGTATCAATATTTTTATCAAAAGAATTCGATGCAAACGAATCTGATTTAATTAACTCATCTTCTATTATATTTTTATATTTTTCATATACGTTTAGTTGCCAATTTTGAATGTCTGCACTTAAAGATGCACCATTTCCTTTAGTTTTAATAGTTATTTCAGTATCTGACAACAAATAATCTTTTCCAGAATCTAATATTTTTACTGACACTATTTGTCCATTTAAAATAACCGGCTCAAGAGAAGCATATGAGCCGCTTCCAGTAACTATTAGTTCCGGGGGAGCAACATACCCAGAACCCTTTTTAATAACCCTAACTTCAACAATTCCGCCATTAAGTATAATTGGAACTAAAATTGCACCAGATCCACTATTAAGAGTAACTACTGGAGTTCTGTTATGATTTAGTATTTGTGGAGATCCATAATTAGATCCTCCAGAATATAAGAAAATATTACTTACTTCTCCAAGAAAAACCGGAATCCCAGATGCTTGAGCTGATATTTGATTTGCTGGATTATCTGTAGATATTCCAGATACTCCTGGAGAACGTGGTGTTCCTTTAATTTCTACGACAATTGGAGGAAACTCAAAAATATGTTCACCAGATCCTTTCCCATAAAGCTTTGTATAATTGTTGTTTTTATAATTTGAATCCGATAGAGTCGTTCCAATTCCAGCTGAAGCAAGACGAATTCTATCGTTATCTAATTTTATAACATAATAATTTTGAGTTGTAGATAGTCCGGAAATTGAAGATCCATTTGTAGAATATGTGACTAAATCCCCAGAACTAAACCCGTGATTTTTAGCATAAATGTAACTTTCATGAGTATTGATTCCAACCAAAGCATTTTGTTTATCTACTATTTCTTTGGGATATAATACCGAGTTTATAATTATTTTTTTATTTGAATAATTTTCTCCGGAATTGATTATGGCAATTCGGTCTACAACTTTTCTGCGTTTTGTTGATATGAGTGTGTGATTTCCCTTACTTGTCTGTGTTAAATTAAGTTCGTTTATTCCTAACGATGCATCTGTATATTTTTCTGATAATTTTATTCTAAAATCATCAACTTTAATAGCAAAATATCGAGCTGAATCTACTAAAAATCTTTTTGTGTCTGATTCTCCAGCAGCAGGAGTTCCGGAAGTTCCAATACCAATTGCAGCGTTATTATAGCACTTGTATATAACTTCCTCGCCACTAAGTAAATTGTGAAATGTTGTAAATCCAATTGTATTTGAACTTGTATTCACTCCAATTTGAGAACCAATAAAATTAATGACCGTAAGCTCATCCTTCATTATGGCCTCTGCTACGGCATTTCTTCCGTTTCCTCCAGAAATTTTTATAGTTGGAGCATCTAAGTAATCATATCCTTTGTTTGTGAGCTTAATTTCATGTAAACCACCAGTAATATGTGCAATAGCAGATGCCCCATATCCAACCTCAGAATCATCAATGATTACATTTGGTCTGTTAATTATATCATACCCTCTACCTTTTGAATTTACATTTATTTTAGTCAATTGACCATAATAAATTTTATCCGGGGACTTTGAATATACTATTTCTGTTCCATTCAGAAAAATGCCAACAGGAACTTCTAAGCTTTTATCCTTTAATCTAAAACTTGATATCTTAGATTCTGGATTTATTTTAACTCGTTTTAAAAGCTTCTGATCTGTTACAACTTTATCCTTTAGGTTGGATAAAGACAAAGTATTTGAATATGAAGAAATGCCAACAGACGAAAGTATAATATAATCGTTCTGATAAATTTTAGCTAAGTTATAAGCTAACTTTAATGTTTGGTCGGATACTTTTTTAACAAAATATGTTCCAGTATCAATTCCAATGTTTTCCCCAGAATAATTAAAATATACTTTGTCTCCAGTATAAAAATTATGATTAACTGGTTGGCCAAATTTATTTACCGTTGAGATTAAATCTGACTGATTTGTGACTGAAAAATATTTTTTATAGTCTATCTCTGAAGTGATATATGATGGGATGCTCGAAGTAGAAACATACAAGTATTCTCTATTTTTGTCTACGTAAGTGTTTTGTATGTCTGTAACGTACTTATTGTCCGAAAATTGGTAAAATTTAATATTTTTTCTAACAACGTACTCTAAATTTTCAAATAATTGGCCGGAGAAAAATTCAAATATAAACGACGTTGGAGACAATATTTGAATTACTCTTCCAGTTATAGGGGAATTAGTAAAAGTGTCAAATATATCAACATCAATTAATGTTACTGAATCATTTAAACGGAAATTATGTGGAATTTTTGTATTGATTATGGCTGGACTCGTTGTTTTAGTAATTCCTCCTGGAGAATTTACTAACTCAAGCTCATAATTAATATTGTACAGCCAATTTTCAGCTCGATTATTATAAATTTCAAAATTTGCTCCAATATCTTCTCCGATAGTACGAACATTAATTTCATCACCAACTACCATATATCGAGCGTTGTTTAATATATCATCAGTATTTGAAATAACTGCAGAAACCCTCATATATACGGGCTTAGTTAAATCTCCATTTTCATAAGAAACGACAAAATAGTTTTGTCTTACCGTGGAATATAATTCTATGTCATCAATTAAAACGCAATTTAAAAATTGGGTGCTCGATTTTCCATTATATGAAATATAATTGCCATTAATCAGAAGCTCACCAATTTCATCAAAGCCAATCGTGGAATCTACGGTTATTGAATTATCTGTTGATAATGCTGCACTAGTTACTTTGGTTGTTGGACATGCCTTAAATTTTCCAACTTTAGATTCATTACTCAGCACAATTTGATAATAAGAAGATTCACCAACAGAAATTAATGTCGAAATGTATACATTTCCGTATGCATATGGATTTTGTTGGGTAATTGGAAATCCATCTATAGCATTAACATCACCACTAATCCCCTCAACAACTAAAGTATCAGCAACGTTCCAACTGGCATCGGAAGGCTTAATTAAACTTTCAGATGGTTTTATTACTTTTAAATCCGATTCTCCGTATAAAGATTTAAAAAGAATGTCTAAAGCTTCTGGAGTTCCCTTTGTCCTATAAAAATCATTTGCTCTAGACAAAAATGCAGCTTTATCTATTCCGGAGAATAATTCATTATTTTCAAATCCCGGAAGAAACTGATACTTTAACTTTTTCCATATCTCAACGAAAATTATATTGCTTAAATTCTGTACAGTATCTCCAGAAATATGTGAGTCTGATTCTGTGGCTGAAAATACCAATTCATTAGGAGAAATTTCTTTATGAAATGACTCAATTCCACTAAATCCACGAACTGCTCCATAAAAATGAGTATCATCTTTACTGGTGTAAGTAATGATTTCATTATTAATTTTTAATAATCCATAAGATTTTGGCCAAGATGATGTTGACTCAACTTCAATTGTGGAATCTGCATAATCTATATCTGCTGTTAGTGTAGTGGATGTGTCAGAAAAGCTATTTCCGTCAAAATTTTCTAAATTAATAAATCTATCAATATTTTCGCATAAATCGACTACAGACCCAGTGTAATCTTGAGAAATATAGTATTGCTTTAAAAAATCTACAAAAAGTGGATTTTCATTGACAACAAAACTAGGTAATTGTGATTCAATTACTTGATGAATTTTTACACGCTGAAGATCTCTATTTAACATTATTTTTAACGAGTATACTTGCCGTTTGAATAACTTGAGGTTGAAACGAATGTTGTTCCGGATTGATTTGCCCCAGAACTAATAGTATCATTGATCATTTCAAATGAACTTTTTGAGATATCTACTTTTAGGTACAAATCTTTAAGTCCTACAATATCATTTGATTCTGGTATTGCTTCAATTTCAATAATATTATCAGATAAGTCTGTTGATGTAATAATAACATTATCTATACGAATTTCACCGGTCAAATAGTCTACAGTTCCAGCATTATTTTTTATTATGATGGGATTATTCTGAGAATCTAGTTCAAAAAATATAATATTCCCAAGTCTATCATTGCTTAAATTTGGAATATCTGAAAGATATACTGTTTTCACACTGGTACTTATATTAAATCCGGTAGATTTAATTGAATACCCACCTTCTTTTTTGTGAAACTTGTTTCCATAACAAATTTCATATTGAGCAACTGCACCAATTTGAGCAATTAAATTTCTTCTAATTTTGATTTTAGTGATATTTGATGTAATGGCCATACTTACATCATCGATAAGGCCAACAATTTTACTATACTTAACTCTTCCGTTAAATCCCACAGACTCTCCTTCGAGTACATAGGTGTTTAAACAATCGATCACATTATTTTTCAATACATCTGAACTTGTGGTGAATGACGGATTATAATAAATTGATGATGTAAGTTCAACATACAAATATTTCATATCAATAATTTGTGGAACTATTCCTGCAATAGTATAAGATTTCAATTGTCGCAATATGGAATCTTTGGTAAATTGCGACAAAGTATCACCACTTTTTGGCTTAATAACTAAAAATACTTTTCCGTATTGTGGAGGATCTAATTCTTCTCCACCATATGCAATGATTGATTCTGTGTTAGGATATATTTCTGGAACTATTGTTTCAAAATCTTGAGAAGAAACTGCTCTTCCCTGAGATGCATATCTTCTAGGAGCATAATACTTTATTGAATTTATTGATTCGATATCAGCACCATCTTTGGATGGCGAATCAATTGTCATAGAAATAGTTGCCCCAGTTACTATTTCCTCTGTACCATCAACGATAATTCCATTAAATGATGCACTTCTTACACCATTTCCAAGAGTACCGTTTGTGATAATATAACTTGCTTGAATATAGTTATTATTGTTTAATTTTTTACTAATGATTCCATCACCAAAGATCAGTTGATATTTTTCATTAGCAACTTCTTGAACTAAGTATACATTTGATGAAGTTGTAACGCCTACAATTGAATTGATTTGATTATATGAATCGTATGCCACAGTTTGTTGATTTGGACTTACACGAACCGATAACGTGCTTATATCAACGCCAACATTATCGATGATATAGTTTTGACTTGATTGCGAAGTGTCTACTATAAATGTAGAAAGTGCATAAGTTCCCTCATAAATCTCAATATTATTAAATGATGCCAACCCATTAACAACATTTACGGTAATATCTTCTGGAATAGAAAACACATAGCTAACTTCATTCGTAGTTGCAGTTGCTACTAAACCAGCCTTTAATCGAAGAACTTGAGGATTAGTTCCATCCGGCAAAACCACCAATATAGTAACCCTCATTCGTGCCGCTTTTTTTGACTTTGGAACATATCCAATATTCCTAGCAAGAGAAACTACATTTTGACGTATTAGGGCACTATCAAGAAATGCCTCATTAACAACAGCATTCGTATTATATGCGGTAATGTAAGTATTATAAGCTAAAATGTCAATTAAAATAGAAAAATTTGATCCTTCAAAGTCATAATCCGTAAAATTACTATTCGCTCGTAAATAATCACGAATTGACTGCTTGATTTGATCAAAATCTAAAGTTGTAAATTGAGTAAGGGCCATTATTATACTCTAGTCGGTGTTAAAATTGTCGTTAATTCTTGTTGACCTGTCACTGGAATGCCAATAATATTATAATTTATAGTAACAGAGGCTTCATTTTCATCCAAAGAAAACACAACTCTTACGTCATTTACAAAAATTCTCGGTTCATACGTATTAAGAACCTGATTGATTTCATTTTCTAATTGAATGCCAATTGCATTGGATTGTAATTCAAAAATAGAATCATTAACACTAGTTCCAACATTCGTATTGAAAAATCTCTCTCCAATTCTAGTGCGTATCAAATTAATAACCGCATTTTTGATTGCGGCCTCATTGTTAAGTGCAATAATATCATTAGTTAATGGGTGCTTTTTGAAGGATAAGCTAAAATCCTTAAAAGCTCTAGAGATTTTAACTGACATCTATAGTTTTTTGATTATTTATAGTATTATTTTCCGGCATTTGCATCGCTTTCCTTTGCTTCGGGTTTTTTTCTTTCAGGGGCTTTAAGAGCGGCGGTAAAGCGCCCAAAGTTTAAACTTTTATAATCCGTTATAAGGCTCGTAGTTCCCCACATTTGCCTCATATAAGATACATCTCTATCTACATGATACTTTGCCATAAGAATTCTCCTAGTTTTTTATAAGGTCATAGTCATTTCCGAGAATTTCCTGAAGGAAAGACTCTTCCCAATTGGAATAATACTCGGTATTTGCTAATTGGTTTCTGTATTTTCGTAATTTTTCTCTAGATTGACATAAAACGAGATTATAACGAGCATTATTTGTCTGTATTCCCTGAAGATAAGTGTCATAAGACTTACAGTCTTCAAAAAATTGCTGTTTGGGATAGACTCTATTATAAATATCCACCCATTGAGTAATCTCTTTGAGTGTTAGTTTGTCTTCCACAACAAAAATAACGACATCAAACCCACTTATGGGTTCAATATCGTTAATGGTTGTCTCTATGATTGTAATTTTGGCTTGAGAAGCAAACGGACAAATGGCAAAATTGCTTAATTCTGGCCTAATTTTTGATATTTCAGCGATCCATTTGTAAATGTGTGCTTCTTTTTCGGTCATCCTTGGCCACGATAGGGCTTTTTAGCCCCATTTCTGGAAGTACAACTATATTTAGTATGCTTCCCTTGCCCTTGGCGACTCTTTTTGGGTGTGGAATCAATTGTCTTTGACCCGGTTGGTGATGGTCTCTTTGCCATAATTTTCTCCTACTAAACGAACTTCAATATCTTTGGGGTCTGGCTCGCCATTTTCATAAAAATCTTGAGCCAGATCGAGTAACATGTTGCCCATTTCCTCATAGTTGAGGTCCTGAGCATGGAGTTTATCTTTTATAAGGATCGAAAAACGATCAGATAACTCGGGTTTTTTCATGGCCAACACGAATGATGGGATTGCACCAAATTTCAAACCCAGCTTTCTTTGCATCAAGACAGAAGGATACATCTTCTCCACACATATCTTGAACTTCACCAGATTCAAAAACTTGCATCTGTGGAGCAAACCAGGGATAGGTGAGGGATTCAAAAACACCCTTCTTAATAAGAACCCAACCAAACCCTGTATAATCAACAGTGAAAGGCTTTTTGCGCTTGGCCATGGATTCTACAGTTTCATGATTCATAACACCACGGTTCTTTCTGAACTCTTCTTCCGAGAGCCAGTGAGCAACCGAAGTCGTATGACCATCTTCTGTAGCATACCAACCAGCAGCGATATCTTTATCCATTACCAGGAGCCTGAAGAAACCTTCAGTGTTAAAGACAATATCGTTATCGATCCAAAGCTGATAATCGTAATTCAGTTTTCCGTCCCAGGGAACTTGGTTTGGACCCCTTAGAACGTTTGCACCGAGGCACTTGCATCGGGCAAAGTTGACCATTGAAGAATAATCTTGTGAGATTTGAATACTTGCCCCACATTGGACAAGATCGAAACATAGTTGAACAAAGTTCTTAAGAAAGGTATAAGAACATCCTCTTCCCGGAAGGCAAAACACAATTGATTTGCCTTGTACCATTTGTTTTGCCGCATCAAGATCGAATTCATCTTGATTCACGGGCTCAGTTGCTTTTACAGTAAATCCTTTTGCCATGACTATTCAAAAACTACAAACTAAGTTTAACACGATTATTTAGAGATGTCAAGGGCACTAAATAATTAGAAGACCGTAAAACCCCAATGGACGACCCAACTCTCAAATTAATGCTAGAAACATACGCCAAAATGTATGCTAAAGAGGATACTATTACTGAGGATAAAGATCCTTGCTGGGATACTCATAAGCAAGAAGGCATGAAGAAGAAGGGTGGAAAGATGGTTCCTAACTGCGTACCAAAGGAAGAAGTCGAAGCCTATGACATTGTTCTTGACTATCTTATCCGGGAAGGATACGCCAAAGATACTGAGTCTGCAGACACCATAATGTCAGTAATGTCTCAAAATAAGATTCAAGAGATTGTATCAAATCACACAATAGGTGATTGATTGACTGTAAATAAAAACTTAATCAGCTCAGAAACAGTTAAAATAATATAAGATATTTCCTGATATCGTATTTCTATAAAATCGTATAGGATTTTCACTTCACATCCCCTCCAACAGCTCCAATCATATAACGAGTACGACCAGTTGGATCGAGACCTTTGACTCGCTTTCCAAAGGTTCTTTGATACATTGCTGCTCTCTTTTCTCTTCCGAGTTTTGGATTCTCACCCTTTCTCATGTGAGCTGGACCACCAACAACAACATCTCCCTGCTTAGCACCCGCTGCCTTTAATTCTTTTGGTAAATCTTTTTGTGCCTTGACAAAGTTTCTACCAACTCTCATTGAGTGTTTATCAAGATCTCCCTTGTATCCATAATCATCTCTTCTCGGTAGAAAATCTACCATATGAACTGGGTTTCTTTCTTGGCCGCCAGTTTGCACCACACGTCTGCGGAATTCTTTCATCTTCCTTGCAATCTCATTGGTTGAAGGAACACGATAAGTTGAGCGAGCATTAGACCCTGGAGGTCTTTGAACTGGAGCTGGTCTTTTTGTTCCACTGGCTATTGCTGCTGCCTTTCTCCCTGATGCATAAGTATCAATTTGTGTATCAACTTGAGTATTATGTTTTGGATGTTCAAACCCATCTGGATACTTATCTTGGGGATAAGTGGTATAAAACTTTCCTTTGTCATCATAATCAAAACGGTTCTTTGCAGCACCACCTTTGAATCCTGCCTTCTTAGCTGCAGAGCGGGCGATAGTAATATTTTTACTTCTTGGATCTGCTCCGCTGATTACGGTTTTGCCCCTATCTAATCGAACGTTTCGTAGATAACCCGTTCTTATGGATGGATCAAAAAATCTAGACCGTGGATTGATCTTTGTTGCGATATTTGCCTTTGCGGCTAAAGAATATTGATCTTCACCTCTTTCGACCCGAGACATTACCGCATTTGGTTTTGAGGTTCTTGCAGATCTTGCGGAAGAAGTAACTCTACGGCCACCATCAGCAGTTCTTACAGTTCGACCTGCTCTTGAGGATGCCTTAAGTAATTTAAGTGCTGCTCTAGCTGCAACACTTTCCTCCAGAAATTCCGCAAATGTTTTCATTTCTTTGGTCGATTCATCGCATTTGCAAGAGCACCCACTCCAGCAGAAACCAAACCAGCAGCAAGAGCAGCTTTACCACCTCGAATTCTAATCTTTGGTACTTTAGGAGTTACAAGCGGTTGTGATGCTCTAGGTGGTCTTGGCAAAGCTGGGGCACTCATTGGTTGAGTTGATTGTAGTGCCTTCCTCCCCTGATTTAATAAAGGTCTGGATGGTTTTGCTGGAGCAATCTGTCTTGGCTTGCCGATTTCTTTATCTAATTTAATTCGAGCGTCTCTTGGTAGATGCATTCTCTCAGCATCTAGATCAATCATTGCACGGTTGTCAACCCATGGTGGATTTAGATTACCAGACAGAGGAGTAATACGTTGGGCACCCTTAGCAGCTTGTTTGGGGGATGGATTGCGACCAACATTGGCGTATTGTCTTCCTGTCATTCCAGGTCTACCAAATCCTGCAACCTTAGAATACAGTTTTGATCTTGTATTACGCTCACTTGTATCGTTACTAATCGGGAAGTTAGTTATAACCGAATTACTTGGAATACGTGGAGCAACTTGGTTTCTCCACATATCTGTAACGTTTCTTACAACTCTTCTTGCTTCTCCAGGATTATGTTTACCCTTTCCTGAAAGATTATTCCATTCAATATCATAAACAGGCTTGTTGCCTGGAGCAATCATATCCTTTTGACGAACTCTCATCTCAAGATCGTTCTTGGTATCTCGGACTGACATGCGATAGTTTGAATCTGCCTGCACATCATAACGACCACTCTTATCTGGTCTTGCATCAAAGTCAGGATTATCTGCACCTCGACTGACTTCATTGCTTCTTCTGCTGCCTTGTCTAGCAACTTTAAAAGCTTGATCCGACGTTCTGTTTGGATTTCTCTTAAATTCACCCTTCTGTCTATAATACGAAGAAGTCGCCTTACCATAAGGAGTCTTTCCTGATGGTAAGGGTTCATCTGGTTCATAATATCGTTCTAGAATGAACTCTTTAAATGTTTTCATTGCTTCTATGGGGTATTACGTCTAACTGCATTTATTCTATCTATTCTAGCGTCTAACCGTGTTGCCTGTGGAGTATTAACAAATATTGGTGCGTTTTTTACACCTCTTATGCTTTTATGATATTTTGTTGCTAAAATCTCACGAGCATTTTCAAGATCTGATTGTTTTGTGAATGCTTTGGTTTCTGGATCAACTCTCATACCCCTTTTAAGGGCATCCCTAAAACTTCTAAAAGCAACTCTTCCAAGTCCTGTAACCTCATTTAAATTTTCATTAAATACGGATTCGAACCAAGATTCACTCATGTTTTCTATAATTGCCGCAGCAGATTCAATATTGTCGGCAAAATTTTCTGCAACCAAATATCCCAATAAAAAATCATAATGATCCGCCATCATTCGTCTTGCGGTTACTTCATAACGATCAGTAGCATCTCTCTGCTCATACACATCATTATAATATGTTTCAGTTAGAAGTCTTGTTGGATCTGGGGGAATCATTTTTTTTATAACTCTCAGTTTATTTATCAGATTCCTCCAGATCCAACTCCGATTATTTTGAAATCGAATTCACAAAGTCTACAACTTCTTCATCTGAATATTCTGACAAAAGGTCTTCTTCAACCTGCTGAAACTTCTTAAATGGATGTGCATAATTCTTTTGGAAGTTTTCCAGTGCCACATTTACTGGATCCACTTTAACAAACAGATACTTGGGAACTTCACCAAAGTATGATTGTAACCACGGGCACAGCCATACTTCTTCAAAGAGTACCATGTCCAGGTATACACTTCCACCACAATCAGACTTTGCAAATTCCAATACTGTTGTTGCTCCCTCAAAATCTTCTGTGCTTGCAACAATCCTCATAAGATCGCCAACATTGGCATCCTTTTTAGTGAAGATCTTGTAGTACTCATCCATCACAGCATCTGTGCCATTGCATAGAGCTTCATCGATGGTGTTCTCGTGCTCATGATCAAAGACCCAATACTCGGGTGTTCGACGGGCAATAAATTCAATGTTCATGTGTTTGTTAAGAAACTTTTTATAGAGTATCAGAAACCTTATGAGTTGTCAACCCCCCTGGGAAATTTTTTTGGGCAAAAATTTTTTGAATTGAAAGGTATTTAGAGGTCGATTTCAAGGTCTTATAGCTTGGAGGGACCCATCGTTTTTAGGTAAGGGGGGCCGAGGGGGGGCACACATAAGGGCCGCTTATCTGTCCCCAGGTGACCTATAAGGCATTCTGATCCATCACAGATCCTTATAGGGGGCCGAAGCCCCCATAAGGTCTGCTGATCAGACCGGGCTGTTCCGGTCCTGGCTCCAGTTACGCAACCGCCTGTTGCTGGCCCGGTTGAATACCCGGTCAGCGGGTAGGTTGGCCCCGGTGTGCCTACCGGCGGCCTTGCAGGCGGCCTGCAGGGCTTGCCGACCTAGGCCAGCCTGAGGGTCCTGGCTCAGGGCCAGGTCGCAGAGCCACTGGGCCCTGTGGCGACCGATGGGGCTGGGGTTCTTGATGGTGGCCCTTGCCACGGCAATAGCCAGAATGGCGGGGATGCTGGTGCGGGTGAGGCGGTCGTTCATGATCTTATTGGGTGTGCCGGTCTTCCGGCTTGCTCTAATAGTAGCTCATCCCGGGGGGGGCGTGAAGCCCCCGACCCATTAGGATTGCTGATGGCTATACACTGGCGGCCAGAATAGGCCGCAGTTCCTTCCGGTAGCCGCTGAATTTACCAGCCTTGCGACGTGCCCAAACAGCCTTGCCATAGGATGATCCTTTTGGCTGCGTTGAATGCACCAACAAAGCAAACGGATTCTCACCAAAACAGTGTGAATCATCGTGATCCACTTCTAGGCCCAAAGCATCAGCTTCCTCATCATTGTGAACCACCTTGCTATAACGTGGGAACATACCTGCGTCGATCATAGAGTCGAACTTGCCACCATAGCTAGCAGTTAGGTAGAAGTTATCCGGCAAGTTAGCCTCAACGAACAGGGGCAGATTCTTGCTATAGCAATAGAACTTAAGGTCAGGATTTAACCGGGCCACTGTTAACCAAGCATCCAGATAAGCACCAGAAAAGAAATCACCAGACTCGTGAATCCTCACCAGCTTGCTATTCTTTTTGCGAGCTTTTTGCAGGCTGGTGTTCAACAATTCGACTGCAGTGTTGGACTTGATAGCATCAACAATCAGCTGCAGATTGCGAGCCCGACTATAAAATGGGCCATCGTATTGTGCCTCACTGGTAGCAGCAAAGCACCTAAATTGTGTTTGTGGGCCATCAACAACGTGACGCTTGCCGTTATCATCAACGGCAGCAAAGCTCAGGCAGAACAGAGCACCCGGGCAGGTCTTGCCAGCGGGCAGGCTGAAGATCAGCCGATCGGTCAGCTTTGCGTTGCCGTGGGAAAAGGTGAGCATTGGATTGCCTCAGCGACTCCCATAAGGTACCAACGAATCCGCCAGCCTGTCAACCACCTGACTGATCAGCGTATCTTATGGGTCTCAGTTGGACCCATAAGAACTCCAAATAATAGGAATCCTTATGGGTCTCAGTTGGACTCATCAGGTATCCCAATGTATCGGCTTCACGTCTTTGTGGTACTCTCTGGCGTACATACCCGCTAGGGTAACAGTATCGTAACACTCAACCTCTTGGTTCTCTTTCCTTAGAACCCAGATCTGTTGTTTTGTTTTAAGATCTGATGCTGAATGAAAGATCATTGAACTAGATTTGATTGACCCTCATAATTTACCAACTAGATTCCCCACTGTCAACTAGATTGTGCCAGTTCTTAAAGTGTCCATTCTTAACCTATAAGGTCTCATGGGGGCTTAGCCTATAGGGCGGGAGGGAGGGATCTCCCTGTGGAAAACTTTTTTTCCACAGGTTTTCCACAGGGGCTGTGGAAAACTATAAGAGTCTACCCCTATAATACCTCATACCTGGGCCACTTGTCAAGTCCTTGTGTGACACTTTATGATCTGTCCACAACTAGATCTGAACTAGATCGCTCTGATTCCCTCCCCCCCGGCCCTATAAGGCTACTGAAACCTGCGATAGGTGTCAACCCCCCAGTGCCAGTTCTTGAAGTGTCCTATGAGGGCTTGACGGCCTTATGTCAAGTGGGGGTGTGCCACTTTTTTTACTGTCCCCGGTCGGTTGACAAATCGGAGGTCTTATGGTACAATGCGGCCCTAGACAGCTATAAGATTCTACATTTACTCATAACATCTCACATTTACCCATAAAGTCTCACATTTACCCACTATTTCCGTAACATAAAAAAGATAATTCAATGTTTTTTAATACATTTATTCTACCCAACGTTTTCCACAGGTTTTTCCACAACCACCACCATTTAACCATAAAACCACACAAAAAAGCCGCAGGTGATCCTACGGCTTATCCAACAAGATTTCAGTTCTAATCTACACTTTACGGATTTTCCGCATCCAGGATGGTTTCGATGGACCAGTTGTCATCTCCAACCAGATCAACCCAAAAAAAGTATTTGTCATTGGACGATGCAAGAAAGAGTCGTTGTGAGTTAGATTGCTCAACAATACACACAGGATTTGATTCCATCTGATTACAGAATCGGTTTTTGGCCTTCTTTGATTTTGGTGCTATGATTGCTCGTGGTTTTTTTAAGTTGTTCATTGGTCTAGGTAAATGTTGAGAGAGTTCAAGGCATGAAGCATTGCAGCCCTAGAATACCCACAAGCAAAAGGATAAGTTTTTTCAGCATCATCCTTTTGTGTTGGATCTACAGAATCGCAAACATTTACTGCTGACTGTAGAGTTTCAATTAGAACTTCGATTTGTGTTTTGGTGAGTTTGATGGTGTTCATGTCAGTTTCCGATACCATAACGTGAATCTGAGGTGATTGTGTCCCAGGAGATTGATACATCAGTGGATGAAGAATACCCTGGGCCATGATAGAATGAACCGTTCAGGTTGATGTCTGACTCCTTTGCAGTTTTTTCAATAATGAATTGTGCAGTATCTTTGGAGATCATCCACTTGATACCCTCATACGATGTGAGGAAAGTAACCTGATTGAACGAATCACGAACATCGGCTTTTGACAGAATGTCATTGATTCGATCCTTTGACCAAATGATCTTACCCTTGCAGGTAACATAATCGGCCCATTCATCTTGTCGGGTATCTGTTTGTACCCAAAACTTTACAGGGGCGATTTCACAAATTACTCGACCATGTTCAACAGCGGTTTTGATAGCTGCATCAGCCACTTCATTGAAGTGAGTTTGCTGGAGCTGAAAGCTCGGTTTGCGGATGCTGAGGGCCATTGCTCGGGTTGTGTGAACTGTGCTTATTGTAGGGGCACAGGGGGGCCAGTGTGACCTCCCTTTGTGCCAGTTCCTCAACTGTCCTCCAGCAGGTCGGGATAGTAAGATTCAACCTCCGAAATCAGTTCCTCATCAGTATAACTGGTGAGATTTTCTTCCATCTGGTCACCAACAATACGGAGCAAATCTTTGGTGCTCATGTTGTCAAGCAAACGGTCGATGTATGCTTCAACCAGTGCCTGACGATCAAAAGAGTTAGGTGTCATTTGAGGAGTGTGGTAAAGTTGTCACAAACGATGTTGCAAAGAGCATCCAGAACATCATCGTTCAGGAAGATTTGCTCATCATCAATCAAACTAGCATAGGAGAGAATGTCCTCCTGAATTTGTTCACGAACTGAAATAATGTCGGTTTCAGTCATCATTTGTCCTCCACAAGATCAAACTTAGAATCAACACATTCCCAATCACGACACAAATCGTAGTCGGGTTCGTTGATCCATTCCTCTGCTTCTTCTTTGGTGTCGAAGACAACAGTGGTGACGTTAGTTTCAGTAACGAAGACAGTGTAAGACATGATCAGTTCAGTTCTCGGAGTTCGTTTTCAATACAGTTGAAGATTTCCTCATAGAGGTAATCATAATCGTCTTCCACATTGTTGAGAACTTGCTCTGCAATCTCACGGGATTGTGTCACTTGTTCTCCATCTTCATCCATCACAAATACATCGGGATTGGTGAAGATAAATGCAGCAACAGGAGCATCTGCACCCTGTTCAGCAATCATACGCTCAACAGATTCTTTGAGTTGTTGAAGTGTTCGTGCCATGATTCAGTAGTTAGAAATGGTGGTGAAGATGATACCAGTTTCGTTGTAACGAAGGTCAACATCACACTGGTATTCCTCGCTCAAATTGTATGCGAGGTCATAAGCTTTGTCCATGTCAGTGGTAGTGTTCTCCCAGGGAGCACCATAACACTTAACATCAATTCGCATGGGGTGGATTCCTCTCAACATGGCCAAGATACCAGGCCAGGGCCCCCCTCTGGCGTGATCGGTGGACAGCCCGCAGACTGGCACACTAGGTCATTTGCTGCTCCGAGAACCACCAAAGATACAACCGAGAAGAAACACAATAGCAAAACATTGCCAGAAAGTGAACTGAACTCCGAACCAAGATAGAATCAATCCAAGTAACCAAGATTGGAAACTTAAAATAAGAAACGCAAAAATGATAATACCTAGAGTTGCTCCAATAAGGTAGCTTCGGGACTTTTCGTTGTACCTCATTACCATGTACCTCGTTGAATGTGAATCTTTTTAATTTCAGTGTAAATGAATTGTTTCAGTTTGGCATCATCTGTGTTATCAAATGCGTACCAAAGCCGATTCAGGTACTCATCTTGTTTCATACATTTAACCACTTCGGCTTTAGTAACTCCCAGATCATTTAGGGGTGATCCAGCTTTACTTTTAGGACGGCCAAAGTTGCCAGTGATGTTACCTTGAGTTCGCAACTTAGGGCGGATCTTAGACAGGTTTGAGTGCATTATTTCCGAAGAGGAGAATTGTAGTAACGACGGAAAGCAGTAAGAACAATGATGCCCGTTGAAATAACACCAACCAAACCAAGGAAGGTAACAGCATCACCAGAAAAGCCGTAAGTATCAGGCATTAGATTCCTCCTCTTCTTTTACGAGTTCAAGATAACAATAGTTAATTTGTTGCCGCCCTGCATGAGTTTCGGTGTCAATCTTTACACCTTGTTCAGCAAGTTTATCAAGACGACGAGCAGTTGCGTCGTTCATTTTCGTAGTCCAATACATTTTAGAAGTCATTTGAGTTTGAGTTTGAGTGATTGAAGAGCTTGTTTGCGGGCTTTTACTTTACCCTTACACAATCCTTTGGTTCGCTTATGCTTACCAGAATTGTGTTGCCAGTTCGGTGTCATGATTAGCCTCCGAAGATTTCATCAAACAGATTGTCCATCTCACGCATTTCGTTCTGACGATCAATCTGGTTTCGCATCTCAACGAGTGCTTGCTGTTGCATTTTGAGTTTCAGCAACTGGTCACCAATCTCGTGCAGTTTGTTGTTGATCTCAATGCGATCCATTCCGTTCACCGTAGTGACGGTGATTGGCATACCTTGTGACATCGTGGTGCGTTCGGAGATGATGTGAGTCATGGGGAAACCTCTCAACATGGCTACAATACACTGCCTGGCGATCCCTGGCGGGTCTTGTGGCCAGTCTGACGACTGGCACAAGGGTCACCATTCCTTTTTCATGGTGAAGTTTGCATAACTGAACTGACGACGATTGATTAACTTGAAAGTACCAAACTTGTTGGTCATCACATAACCTTCATGATCACATTCATCATCACCAAGATAACAAAATACTTCCTCAACAGAGGTGATACCTTCCATGAGAAGCTCTTTGATCTCAATGATGAGTTTGTAAAGAATCATCAGGTTGTTGTCCATACCCGACTCTGCAATGTCGCGTTGTTCGCGGATGCACTTGTTCACAGCTACTTTGAGTTCTTGTCCTTCTTTTTGCGAAGGGAACTTAACAAAATTGATAGCCACACTTGCAAGACCAAGAAGGAGATCAATTCTACGACGACGGGAGGTAAAGTGTGCATCAGTTTTCAGGAACTTAACATTAGGAGATTGCAGTTCCTCATCAATACCGAACGATGCAACTGCGTCTTTCAGATGAGTAGAACTGGTGTAGGAAGTATGTGCAGCAATGATCACATTCTCTTCCACAAGACGACTGAAGTTGTATTCAATCGTGTTAGGCTTGTAGAAGTCATTACCACCGAAACCGATGAAATCACCCTGCACAATACCTTTGATGCGAGGAAGATTGTCGAAACAAACATGCAGAATCGACGCAACATTTCCGTCATGATTGACAGAAATGTCATAGTGAGAATAATTGATCTTGATCTTTTTCTTGTTGAATACACTTTTCGTACCAACAAAAAATCTACCCGTGAAGGGACAAGTACCCCACACGATTGCAGGGGCACCATCATACTTTACGGAGAGTTTGCTGTTGCGATCCCTCAGGAATCGCAGGACATTCTTTGCACCATCCCGACCATCGTTCAGGATCGCGTCTTCAGGATGTTCCAGGTGAGTGTTCTTCATGTGGCCATGATGACACAAAAAAACCCCCTTGTAAAGGGGGCTTGTGACAGTTGTTTAATTGTCACACATAGGAAGTGTGATACTCATTCACCAAATAAATTGCGGTGCTGATGTCCAAATCCCAAGCTTCAATCAAATACTTTACAGTTTGTTCATCAGTCATTTTACCTTGTTTTGCATAAATGACCGCAATACGCGATTCTTCAATGTGATCTTCGGTGTAGTTGAAAACCATGAGAAGTTCCTGATTACTTGGCTATAATACAGAAACCAAAGGAAGAATCAAGGGGGTAATGGACAGTTCGGCAACTGTCACACGAACTCAGCGATGTAGTAACTTATTGTCACATTGTATTCTTGTGCCTTTTGTTGCCATTCTTGCCATTCTTCATCATCAGCAAGGCACTCAATCAGAATCATTTGATCTTCTGTCATTTTGTTTAGAGTTGTTGGGATCTTTATCTAAATAATCTATAACTTTTTTAAGTTCACTAGCATTACTCATAGATGGATTGTCAATGATTTCGCTCATAAGAACTTTCATGGCTTCCATCTTTTGTTGATGCAATCTTTGTAATTGTTCTGGGCTCTTAAAGTTTGGATCAATCATTGTAAGACTAAACTCTAACAGTATGTATCAGGTTGTAAAACTATCAACGACTCGGGAAGGTTCTTCATCTACAAGAGCAAACTTGTGAGCATTCACGACTCGTTCCATGATACGAGCGTCGTGAACATTTTCGTATTCAGTACGCCATTCTAGAAGAACATCGTGACACTCATTGTCATTCTCTGCGATGACACTTACGACGCCACCGTATTCAGAAGAAGGAAACGGAACCCAATAATCAACGAGATAAAGATACTTCATTTTCAGTGTTAAACTACTCCTTTAGTGTAAATGTTTTGTTTGGATTTGTCAAGTCAAAGACAATACTTTCGGACGATACGGAGAACCTCTCTGGGTTGATCTTGAATGGCAAAAGCTTCCTTCTCAACATCCTTTCGGAATCCAAGAGGTTCAACATAACCCTTACCCTCTTTGCACATTTGTGCTACATGAACTGCCTCATGTGCGAAAGTTCGGTTAATCTCTCCAACCCAATCAGTATAGTTTTTTTTGATGGTATTGTTGCACATGACCAACACATTCTTACCAAATGTGTTTTGAGGATCTCTCCAAGTCAGTGCATAGCCATCAAACTGATCTTTTTTGCAGACCTTATGATTGTTGACAATCACTGCAACATTGGCCTGTAGCAGGACATCAAGAATCTCCTGATGAGTTGGAGTCAAGTATTCCATCACCAACCCCGATCACCCAACCAACAAGCCACTTTCCATGACAACCAACCAATAGCTCCACCAAGAAGCATAGCACCAATACCAGTAGGAAGTGTGAACAATCCGAACAGAATGAAACATGCAGCTACAAACAATCCAGCACCACCAATACTGACGCTAAAGTCATCATCACCATCAGATTCGCTGTAGGATGATTCGGAACTATACGATTGTTCAGGTTCAGAGTATTCTTTTTTCTCAAACACAGGAGACGCAGAGATAAAACTAAACCCTTCAATGTGTGCATACATTGATTCAACTTGTTCTTGAGCCTGCATAGGCCCAAGAGCATCCACGATGGTAGATTTGATCCCCTGACGAGGAGAACTCCAAGCAACTTTGTATTTCATGGGTTAAAACGAGTTCGGTGAAGTGAAATAAAGAGGTAATCTTCTGGGTCTTTTTCATCTACTACAATCTCATAGTAGATGGATTGTGCATCTTTTTTCCGACCCTCTTCTGCAAGATCAGCACACCTTGATTCATGATAATTCTCAAGGTTTCTGATAAGTTGTTTGTGATTTTTACTCATCCAAATGCAGCCTCAAGTGGGGTGATTTTTAATGGCATTGCAGTATAAGGTGTTGTGCGTTGAATGTCAACTACACTTCCCACTGTCTTACTATTGATTGGTGCATGAAATTGCCTTGTCTTTGTATTGTAAAAGCCCCAGATGGTTTTAACTGGTTTTCCGAGGTTGTAGTCATACTGTTTATGATGACACAACCAGATAGCAGTAACATTACGCTTAAAATCTTTTTCTTGTTCGTAAGAATAACCATCGGGAGCTTTGTGGAATAGTTCAACCGTCACTTCTCAATCTTCCAGTGTTCGTTACCTTTGACAGGAACCCAAAAACAATACATTCTGTTCATTGACACCAGAAAGAAGTGAGGTACACCATCAATCACCTTTTCCTGTTCCACCGTACACATGTGGAACTGTTCCATAATGTTATGGAATCGGTTTTTAGCTTTACTGGACAGAGGAACAACGGAAACCCGTTTTGTTTTAGTAGTCATAGTCTTTACCAACATGGCTAACTTAATGCGTCAAGGAGGGGATTTGGGTCAAGAGTGTGCGGTTTGCGGATTGTCACACCCTTGGATTTCGGTTTTGTGGGGGAACCCTTGGTGGCCTTAGGTTTTGATCCCCGAGAACCCTGTTGGCCAGGTGCGGTTTTCGCCTTTTTCTGTGATTTTGGCTGCACAGGGGTCTTACTACCCGTCTTGCGAACCCGATGCGAGTTTTTTAATTGTTCAAGCCGAATCTCTGCAAGCTGACGGGTATCCACTACTTCAAGCTGTTGACCCTCTGCGATAATCATGTATTGATTACCAAAGGGTACAGCAGCAAACTGGAAGTCTGGTGTGGTGAATCCTGTAGGGCCATTATCTGGATCCAAGATACTTGTGTTGGGGAACATCATGAGACTAGATACCTCTTTTCGTATTCTAACAGATCTTCAGGAATGTCAAGGATGTTGGTGTCAACGGGATAGGAATGTTTCCACCTTACTCTACCTTCTTCTCTCTGATACAATTTGATACCAAGATGGTTGTATTTGAGGTTAGTGGGTACAAGAACTTTGTAATCCTCCTTATCAGGTGCAGTGAGAAAAGAGAGGTTCTCGTTCTCCTTTTTAGTCACAACAATTTGTTGTGTGCAGATCAGAAAGATCCTCTTGAACTCCTCATAATCTTGCAAATACTTTTCCCGATTCTCCATGATCATTCGACCAACAAATTGCGGGGAATGATAATGATCCAGAGTGTTCAACCGATAATTCTTTTCAAGTTGATTTTCCAAAGCTTGTTCACTGATCAACCCTGTAGGATTGGGATTACCAGAGTCAAAAACTCCATAGTAAAAATCACGGGAGATCTTTCGTTTGTCGTCAAAAGATCTGTCCCAGTTGTGTGCATTGGCCCTCATGTTGTTGAAGGTGCCTTCAGCGTAGACTTCCCACTTTTCCATAATGATAGTTTGAATCAGTTTGCGGTTGCGTAATACCTTTGTTTGCGATCTCCATCAACAAGTTTAATAAACTCGTCTACATCGTAGAAAGATCCATCGTAACGAACCTTTGTAACTCTTTGAGCCTTTGCAGTGTCATAGAGTTTGTTGACATAGAAGATCGACCTAGCCATTGTCCTTTTGTTTCCAGATTCAATGTTGGTAGGTCTTTTGTGTAGGGTGATTTCTTGATCCATGAAAACAACTTGACCATCATTCCAATCCTGTGTATAAACATACTTGTCTTGGAATACGACCTCCTTGATTTCATTCATCACCTTATCACTTTCCTCTCTTGACATACCGACGAAACCATCAAAAGAGCAATTTGGAATCTTCATTCCAGGTAATCCAGATGCGGTCTCAGTATAAAGAGAAGTCTCCATTCCGTCAAGCGGAACCATGTTGTAACGCAATAGATCTGCCTGAATGTCGTTCAGGACAGGAGCCATAACATTGTCGAACCACTTATTTTTTACCACCAATTCTTTGACCATACTCTGCATGTCTGAACTCAGAGATTCATAGGCATCGTGAGTGCATAGGAACTGAGTTTGGCTGTTTTCAGTGTCACTAACACTCTTGAGTCCGATCACTCTCTGACCATCTTCTAGAGCACACTGATCACAATGCCAGTTCAATTCTCCGTTCTGGAACATTCCTGCAGGGCGGCCTTTCTCTTCTTGTTTGTAACTGACATACGCAACTGCTTGACTCAAATAGTTTCCAGCTGCATTACTAATGTATCCCAGGTTAGCAAGGATTTCTCTCCAATGTCTGCCTGTGAGTTTCTTGTCACAGATGTATTCATGTGTGAAAGCTCGACTTGGATCTCCCCATTTACCCATCGTATCAAATAGTTTCTCAACAGAGAGATTCTCATTCAAGAAAACAATACATTGAGATGCACAAAGTCTGCCGAGTTCCAACAGCTCTTCTTCGCAATTCCAGTCGATGTCATAAACTTCAACACCAACACTGGCACTATAATTTTTTAGTGATCTTGTTTTCATTTTACCAATCTATCTTATAATAGTATGTAGTCATCGCTTCACCACCGAGATTGCAGGCTGTCCTTGTTGGAAGATCGTATCCACCACAGCTTGGATCTTCTGGTGAGTGGAGATACCGACTTTGTTGAAGACGGGAACAACAACCAGACCAAAAGATTTGGTGTAGTTGTTCACATCACCAGGGATCAGTTCACCACTACGGATACGAGCTGCATCATCGTGGTGCATCCGAATCACACGGCCGATGGTTTGGGAGATACCAATGTAATCCATGGATCGCATAAAGATCACACCTTCCAAACCACTCACATTGATACCCTCGGAGAGGATAGAATGGTGTAACACAACAAACTTCTTAGAGTCATCCTTACCCCATGCACTTAGGGTCTCAAAGAATACCTCACGATTCACCTTCTGACCGTTGATAATTGCACCAGTCTTTGCGGTGATGTAGAGATACGAGAACCCACGATCTTGCAACTGTTGAATGAAATCAGTCTCAGACATCAGTGCAGAGATCTGTTTGGTAGCTTTCGCACAGATCAACACTTTGTCCTTACCACATTCATCCAGAGTCTCAATCAGGTTAGTACAATCCCGATCCGCAGGAATCTTACCAGACTTCACCATCGGAAGTTGTTTCGCAAGAACTTTCGGAGGGAGAATGTAACCACCTTGCACAAGTTCAGGTGCAGGAACATTACAAATGACCTGACCATAAACCTCAGGATCATTCATCCCAGGCTTACCGACTGCGAGAGAATGTTTGGGAGTCGCAGTGAAGAAGTAACAACGGTCAGCTTCGTGACTGAAGTATTCAGTTGCAGGGAAGAAGTTGCGTTTGACAGAGTTGTGAGCTTCGTCAAAGTAAATGGTATCAACTTTGATACGAGATTGTTGCAGTCTCTCCAGAGAGTTGTAGGTGGTGAAGATCAGTTTGTGGCCACGAGTGTTCACCCACCAGTCCACAATTTCTTGGGGTTTGGTAGTAGAATAGTGATGCGTTTCACCAGAGTGAACATGCAGAACACTTGCGTTGGTGATAAACTCTAGAAACTCAGAACACAGCTGGCTGGCCAGGAGGATGCGGGGAGCACAAACTACAATAGTCTTTTCAGTTTGCATTTGCGGTTGCATCATTTTGTTGGAATTGAATCATTGCATCTTTGATCATTTTCATCGTTTTCCCGCCACCAGTGGGAACGATTATCTGACCTTTGTTATGCAGTTGCATAAGATCAACTGCGCGTTGTTGGTGTGGTCGGAGATTCATCATTGCGTTTCAACATAGCTAGAATACCCCTTGACCGCAGGGTGCGGCAAGGGGCTGAACGATCAGAGATCCTTATGGATCAGACTCTCGTTCGTGCGATTTCATCAACACGAGACCGAACAGTTTCATCAGCATTCTTGATAAAATCAAGGTATTCAGTAGAAGAATATCCGATTGCATGATTGTTGCAGGTCGGAATCTTTGCGTGGATAACTTTCTCACAATACTCATTGTAAAGTGAAATCAACCGAGCAACATTAACCTCTTCACCTTTGAACTTACCATTACCAGCTGTCAATACAGCTTGAGTTACATCGTTTAAGTAACCCAGAGAACGATTGCTGCGTTCATTGTAGATGTAATTCAAGAATCCAGTAACTGAATCCACATTGTTACCATCAACAACAGTGTTATCATCAACATACTTGATGGAGTTCTTGAAAGAGTTGAGAAAAGATGTTGCAGCATAAGTAGCAATACCGCCAACTTCTCTTTCTGATACAACATCAGTAAAAGCTTTCAGATAACGACTGCAAGAATCTTCATCCAACTCACGAGATTTGGTAATTGAACGATAAGAAGTTGCTTCATAGTTTGCAGTGCGATTTGTTTCTGCAACACTAATCTTGAAACGATTGAGATAGTTGTAAAGATTTACAGCCCAAGTTTCTTTTGCATGGTATGCAGCCTTAAATCGGTCATCAGTGTTCTGTGATGTGCGATAGTTACAGTCTACATTGTGATCTGCAGCTTCAGTGCGAATAATCTCGGAGTAGTCATCATCATCTCCGTGAAATGTAATTTCCGCTGGAACTTCTGCCTCGGGGTCAAGACCAGCTGCAAATCTCTTAGTTACACGATGATTTCCTTTCGTGGTAACAAGTTTGTCTTTATTGGGTCTTGCGAAGAGAGAAATGAGGCCTGAAGCTTTGTAGGAAAAACCACCCATACCTTGCAAGTTTTTTGCCACATTTCCGTAGTGAATACGATCACCTCGGTTATAAGTTGTGTCAGTATAGATGTTTTTTACTTTAACTAGGGCTACAATAGTATCACCCTTTTTCGGTTTGAAAACTTCCAGTGCTTGCTCGTATGGAAGAATACCTTTAGGGGGACTATCAATAGGCCCAAGGTTTGAAAGTTTGGTTTTTGTTTTGGTGTCAACTTTATCATTGTAAAGCTGCACAATGTTTTTCAGGGTCATAAAATAAACTCCGTTGTTAGTCTTGGAACGGGATGAACTTTTGTCTTTGTTCATCATGAGGCCAGAATACATCAGTCAAAGAACTCTGTCAAGGCCCCTGTCTGGGGTTTCAGGGTTTCGTAACAATACTCAATGTTACAATCGTAGAGAACCTTCATCATAAGATTCAGTGATCTTTGATGTGGTCTCTGTTTCCAACCATACCAAGCTGTTTTCTTTCCTGTTGCATAGGGAGGAACTTGCCCCACAGAGTAATACTGATCCGCAGTTACATCGTAGATGGTTTCACCATCTTGTAACCACCAGTGAGTATCATTCCGATAGTCAATTCCACTCATGGGAACTAACCTATCAGTATCCAATAGGTGGAATAAAGCTTGAGTAGAATGGTAACAATGCCCGTACATTGGGTTTGTTACATTTTCTTCTCGGTATTTCTTGGTAAGAAGATCTGGACTGAGTTGAATACGAATCACATTCATAACGGATTCAGTAATCTTCTCAGTATAATAAAAAGGGAGAAACCTCAGAGTACGAGTCTCTGAGATCTCTCCATCTTTGTAAGAATGTCTTACGACAATCTTCATCCAAACCTCTAAACCATTACCATACTTATTGTATCAAAAAGATTTCAGAAGGGCAAGAGTTTCAGGATCAAATTGTTCCTGAACACCACCAATAGGAAGCCAATCTTCGGGACCAGTTTCCATCATGGATTCGTACAGATCGTTCTCGTCCATGTAATCGTAGTTGAAATCGTCGTTCATAAGTGAATCAGTTGAACAAGGCCAAAATAATGTGGATTGGGGAAGGAGTCAAGGGGCTAAACGATTAAAGATCCTTATCGGTGGTCTCTGGTTTCATAAGTCTTGCATTTCTTCCTACATACTTTCCAGGAATTGCAATGTCTTTGGTGATGTTGCTATGGGTACATAGAATAACATTGTTGCAGATGTTTAGGTTATTCATAATTGTGCCATTAAGGTAAAATAGGCAGTTTTCTCCTATCTTTGTTCTACCTCCAACATAAACTCTTGAGCTTACAATACTATTTCTACCTAGAATCACATCATGTCCAACACCAGATTGATTGTCAAAGTAACAATAATCTCCTACAGAAGCATTCCAACAGATTTCTACTAAATGACCAATAAAACATCCCTTCCCCACATGTGAGGAAGGGAACATATAAACTGAGTCATCAATGTATGTGACACAATCTAGATTTAGATCATCCAATAGATCACAAATCTCTTTTCTAAGCTCCATGTCGAGATAGAAAGCGATTGCATACTGGTATTGATTCTTATCTTCCAAGGATTTGAAATCTTCTGGAAGCATTAACTCAAAATCAACAAGACCTTCTTTAGAAAAAACTTGGCAGTATTGTTCAGCGATTGAAGATTGTTTGTATCCAAGTATTCTAACGGGTTTGTTGTTTTTGATAAACATTTTAAATGATAAAACTTACATATTTAGTCCCAGGATACATTTTGAAGTAGGACACCAGGCATAACATAAGTCCACCCAGCTCCACCGACTTGATACTCCCATTTGTATTCGCGTTTGTTATAGTTATCCCAAGTCAGATAACCCTGTTTGGGATCAAACCTACCTTTGATAGTAAGTTTCCACTTATTAGAGTAAATGTTACGAGTTCTCAGTGCTCCACCAGTCTCACGGGTTTCAATAACAATACAAGTGTCCTCGTAAATGTTACTATTTGTCTCTAATTGACAAGGAGTTTCATACCTAAATGGTTTGTAGACCTTTGGTGGTTTTGGTGCAGGTGCAGTCTGTGCAAACGCAGGAGAAGAGAGAAAAATTGCTGCGAGAATCAGAAACTTTTTCATTTACTTTCAACATAAACATAGTCTGGGTGTTTGGCTTTGAAAGCCTGTACCTGTTCTTCAGTTTTGAGGAACACCGAAAGTGTGGTGTTCGGATGTTCCTTGAAGTAATACTTCACTTGAATAAGGTTTTCCATATCACGCAGGGATTTGTTCTTCATTACCTTTAGGAGTATAACACTTCCATTCACCATCGGCAAAGAGGTAGGCATAGTCTGCCCACGAATCATTTACACCACTGATGAAAGCTTGGAAGGAGTTGTCAAGATTAGGTTCGGTGTCAGTTTCACCACGCTCAGCATAATACAGAGTGCGGGATTTCATTTCTTTCTGTTCCCAATCTTTATCAGTCCACAGAGAACTGATGTCACCGCCATCAATCAACTCTGCAGCTTGTTCGTAAGAGTTGAAATGTTCTTTGAGTTTCTTACCATTCCACTCGGGATAGCCGTCCCAGTGACAATACACCGAGAGAACAGAACCATCTTTGAGTTGAACACCAATGCGAGAACGAGTTGCCATGGGTTTGATTGATTACTTGGCTAGTATGATGTATGGGAAGGGTCATTGGCGGGTTTAGTGGACAGCCCGAGAAGTGTCACAGGAACAAGTTCTTGTGAATGTGAAACAAAACATTATACCGATTACTAGGGTTCTTTTTACCTTCTCTCTGGAAATGAAAGTAACTTTTTCCTTGCGAATTTTTCAGATGAATGCCACCACGCAGGAAAACCCACTCACAATCATCCAACTTATCAATGATTTCTTGGTAAGTCAACTCATATTCAACATCATTTTTGATGTCGTTGTAGATAACATGAGTGATGTTGAATCCGTTGCGAACAACAAGATCCACAACTTCTTTTTTATTCTGAGTCAGAAAGGTTTTGAACTCCTCAACACATTCCGAATCAATTTGTTTGATTGTATAACGATCCTTTCCATTGTTGTTGAGATCCTTGTTACCACAGAACAAACGAATAAACTCAGCGGCATTTCCAACAATACCAAGAGTTTTGATGAAGTGATTCTGAGTAGTTAAGTGAACTTGGGTGCTACTGCCACTTGCGTTCTTAATACTTTTATTGATGTCACCATTTGATCCATCAATCTTAGTACGGCTACCACCAATCTGTTGAAGATTATGTTTCTCACAGATCTGTTTTTCTTTTACATCGGAGTATTCTTCTCTGATCTTGTAACCTTGTTCAGCTGTGAGAGCCATGATGTAAATTGATTATGAGGTTACTATGACGCATCAGTGAGTCCTATGGCGTCATCAGTGGACAGCCCTGCAAGTGTCCTCTCACACTCTTTCTTGATGCAATCAATAAAGTCTTGTTCCGTCCAGGTGTTTAAGATACTCTCGGTGGGATCATTTTCATCCCATGAAATATCAAATGAACCATCTTCTCTTTCTGTTACTTCGATAGTCATTGTTGTTCCTTAACTACGCAAGATGAATAAGAACACTTAAGATCACCAGAAGACCCAGAGACCGTAGATGTATGTTGTGGGGTCTTCATGTCTTGATTTGCTGCATACAAATAAGTGATAGATGCAGACACACCAATCAATGCAAATCCCCAAATAATACCAGTCACAAAGCTTTTCATAATCATTCCCCCCAAGGTGGTTTACGATTCATAATTTCTCTAGTTCGTTCTACTATAACAGGATCTGGAGGTTCATTCAAGCGTTCTACAAGAGCATCAAAGTCCTTCGCAGGTAATACAATCTTTTCAGCTTTTGCACCTTTACCCCAGAACTTCTCAAACTCCCATTGATAGTTCATATCCAACCATCCACCATTCAGAGAACTCCAAAACTCTCCCCATACATGATAATCATCAAAACGAAAGCCTTGATGACTCATAAGACGATACCACCACCAAAATGGAGTATAACGAAGAAATCTATTTGATATAATCCATTTGTTAATTAAGACCATCTTCCCAGTCTCAGTTTGCGTTCAGGTGACATACGAGGATCATAAGGATCATCATAAGGATAGATGTATTCGCAACACCAACCCCACGATAATGCCTCCCAGAAGTCATCATCCCCATAAGGATATTGGGTAGTGTAACAATCAATGATATACTCAATATTACGAAAACCCTCAATAAACCATTCCCATTTGGTCATCTGCCAGTATTCTTTCCAGGCCATAGTATTATCCGCAGTTGGGCATCCAGAGTGTAGAGAGTTTGTTTTTCTTTGCAGTGATGTTGAAGTGATCAATCTGACCATTCTTATGATAGATTCCACACCAGAGGAATCCATCATCCATCATCTCAAAGTGTATCATATCTATATCCTTGATGACAATCTCATCAGGGTTCTTTTCATCGTTCATTTTGCTTTCAGTGCAGCAGCTTGAATAATCTCACCAAGTTCCATCAGTTCCCGTTTCATTTCGGGTGTAGAAGTCTTTGCGACCTCATCATAGAACAGAGTGATAGCCGTTGTCAAGAGAATCAGTTGTCTGTATGTGAGGTTCATCATGCTACACCATTCGCACTATCTTTGAATTCTTTTACTCGTTCAAGAAATGTAATTGATTGTTGATAAAGTGCCTCAATCAAGTTCTCAATATCACTAATCGCAATCTCATTATACTCACGATTGAGATATTCACAACGAATAGCATCAATCATAGATTGTAGAGTAATCATTTGTTGTTGCTCTGGAGTGATTGGTGTGCCGTGAGGGAGTCCAGAACACTCCAAGTTGTAGAAGTCATTATACCTTTGAAGAACACGATTACTCTTCTCACGACGCTCAGCTTCCTCAAACATTGCATCAGGGTATGGTTCTTGATTTCTCATAAGTTCTCGGATTTTGTCTTTGCCGTATTCAGTGAGTTCGTGTTTTTTGTTGCGGAGTTCTTCTACTTCTTCTTGTGTGAGATTGACCCACGGCATATCTTCATTCATAAGTCGTAAAAAGAAATACTTTAAGTGTTTGTCCGTCATTTTGAAGACTTACCTGAACATTAGAACATTCATAACGAACAAACTCTCTTCCTTCACCAGTAATGACTTCAACACGGGTCACATCTGGATAGTTCTTTAGGAAGTCTCCATTAGTCATTTGAATGTCTTCAGTCATCGTAACATCTCCTTCATTTTACGCAAACAATCGTTGAAACCATCAACAAGCAATTCAACATCTACATTTTGAGAACCAGCAGCAGATTGTGGTTCAGGCAACCATTCTTCAACGGCATCTACAATCTCATCACACATATCAATAGAGAAACCAAGTTTGTCTCTCATAATATACCAAAGCTTTTGCGACTTAAATTTCTCAACTTGTTTGAGGATTACGAGTTTATCTTGAAGAGTTTTGATCTCAACTTCTAGTTTTTCAATTTCAGTCATCTTTTGTTCCACCAAAGTAATGAAGTCCGTTCAGAGTTTCGTATTTAATCAGTTCTTCAAAGCATTCTCCAAGTGAGATTGCAACGCCTTCATAATCATCAATACCATCAGGGCCAGTCCAGAGTTTCCAGACATAATGTTCCGTAGATGGGCTGTAGTTAATTTCAACTCTCATCGGTCTTAGAGCATCTCCCAGTATTATAACCCGTCAAGAAGGCAGAATGCAACCACTTGGTCATCAAATCCTTACGGGTCTTCACATCTTCTACTTCACAATCGCCAAAAAACCATTCACAACGGAATGTAAAATTGCCATACTCTCCGTTGAACCATTCCTGAAATGCGACTTCGGCAGTATCTTCCCACTCCCATTCTGATGTAGGATGTTTCATAAGTCCAAAGGTTGCTGTGGATCTTTTTTCCAAGTTTCTTTATATGTAATCCACGGCTCTACACCGGTTTCTTGTTGAGCAGACCAATGGTATCCATTCTCATCAACAGCATCCAAGTAATGAATGCGTGTCTTAGGGTCAATCGTGCGAGTTACATAAACAAACTTTACTTTATTAATGGCGAATACACCATCTTCTTTTGCTTGTTTCATAGCATTACGGAGACCATCAGCAACTTGCTCTGGTGTTTGTGGTGTTGGTTGATATTCAGTCATTTATCTTTCCGTAAAGTTCCTCATATTTTTGTAGTAAAGGGTTCATCATTCTAAAATAATATCACAACCATCGTTTCGTAAGTTCAACGACCACACAGATTTTACCACATTTGATAGATTATTACCAACACTCATCCACACCTCAAAATCCTCACCATACTCATTTGTATCAGGAAGAACACTCAAGATTTCTTTGAGTTCCCGAATGGTGAGTGCGTCAGTTGTGAATGGTTGGTTTCTTATATCAGTCATTTCTCACACCGATGTAATGGAACACGAAGAAACTGAAAAAACCTTCCAATATATCCTATCTGTGCTCCACATTTTTGACAACAATACGATGGGTAAGTCATACTCCATCACCCTCTGGTTCTTCGGCAGTTACATATGTGATTTCCATATCAGCATAAGCAAGAATATCCATAATCTTATTCATAGTTCTTCCCCTTACATCATCTGGAAACTTTCCACCATAATTCACAGTTCTCAAACT